AGCACAAGGAGCTAAAGGGGACACGGGAGCACAGGGTTCTAAAGGGGATACAGGATCACAAGGGGCAAAGGGAGATACAGGAGCACAAGGAGCACAAGGAGCTAAAGGAGATACTGGAGCACAGGGAGCAGCAAACACCGGAGCACAAGGAGCTAAAGGAGATACTGGAGCACAAGGAGCAGCAAACACCGGAGCACAAGGAGCTAAAGGTGACACAGGATCACAAGGAGCTAAAGGAGATACTGGAGCACAAGGAGCAGCAAACACCGGAGCACAGGGAGCAGCAGGAGCACAAGGATCAGCAGGAGCTCAGGGAGCTATAGGAGATCCTTCTCCCGCAGGAGCACAAGGTGCTAAAGGAGCACAGGGAGCAGCAGGATCAGCTAATGCATCAGGAACAACCAACTATAATGCTAAATTTAGTGGATCTACTACTCTTGCAAATTCGCTAATTCAAGATGATGGAACTACTATTGGAGTAAACGCGACGCCAAGTGCATCATATCAGATGTACATAGGAACATCAATAAACGATGGAACATTAGCATTAGATTCATCGGCAAGTGTTAATGCTCTGTATTTCTTAACATCCGGAACTAAAAAATTCGAAATAAGTTGGGATAGTTCTAAGATTATTAGATTACTTCCATATACTTCCGGATCTTTTTTCCAAATAGGTAATCCTGCTAATGCAGCTAATAGTAATCAAGATTATGTTTTCATTTCAGAAAGCACATACGGAAACGTAATGATTGGTCCAGGTTTAGCAAATGGTCTCGGTAACCTAACGGGTGCAACTGCAGCAACACACAAGGTTCAGATCAAAGGTGCAGCATTTTTTAACAGCTCCATAGATGCTTCCTCATTAGCAACTAGTGGAGCAATAAGCTGTGCATCTTTATCGGCTAGTGGACAGATAGTAGCGGGTGGAGATATTATAGGATTCTATTCTTCCGATAGAAGATTTAAAGATAATATAGTTAAGATAAACAAACCGCTGGAGAAAATAAATTCAATGAATGGGGTAACCTGGTCATGGAATGATAATGTTGAAGTGAATGTTAAAAATTCTCCAGCTACCGGATTAATTGCACAGGAAGTTCAAGCAGTATTTCCTGAAATTGTTAGGGAAAGAGCAGATGGATATCTAGCACTTGATTATCAAAAAATGGCGGGTCTATTTGTTGAATCAATCAAAGAACTACATTCTATGGTTCTTAGTTTACAACAAGAAATTGAAAAAATTAAGAATGCTTAAGAAATGGCAAGAGCAACAAAAGCACTAATTACCAGGCAGGATTTAATAGACATGGCTAATGATGGACTGGTACTTCTTCGCCCAGGATCGGGAATAGAAAGTTCTGGAAACTATATTAACAAAGTGTTATCAAGAGAAGAGATTGCTAATTTTGCTTATATTTATGGAGGAAATTATGATTTAGGAGGAGGAGTATTTACAACTAGCGTTGTTTTTACCGGGCCTGAAACAACAGCTCCAACTCCTGGATTTGCTTACGATCTTGCTACTGTTTCTATATTCAAACCTGATCCATCAGTAGGCGGAAAGAATCCAAATTCGGGATCAATTACGAATGTTTACACAGGTATTCCCCAAGATAAAAATAGAATGACACATTATGGTACAGATGCTAGGTTTAGCGATACTATAGTTTCACCAACAGTGGGTGTCTACAGTAAAACGGTTCATATAAATAATCAAAGAGCAGAACAGGGTCTTTTTACAGCGACCCTAACTGTAGGAAAGAGCGGAACAACACCAACAGCTACATACACTAGATCTAGTGTCGGATCAACGGACCTTTCGGGTAACATTAGACTCGGTAATTTGGTAAATTTTAGTTTGGTTCCGCCATCCGTTTGGACTACTCCGGGAACGTTAATTCTGGAGGTGTTTGAAAATAGTGTTTTACAGTATAGCAAAAGCTTAGCAATTGCAGGATATAGTACAGGGTCGCTATCAATAACTAACTATCCAATAAGGTTTGGTATAAATTATGAATTTAAAGGGAAATCAACAATGGTAAAAGAATTCACCGGTGCATTTAGTAATGTGACGGGTCAAAGAGCTTGTAACTTATTGTAAAACAATTTAAAATGGCAGCAACTACAACAACAATAACATTTGATTTTACAGCAACCAACCCATTAAAAAGATGGCAGTTTAATCCAAATGGTGCAACATCTTATTTGTTGAGTGATACCACAATTAGCGGACCCACGGCTCAAACAGTTGCTGATGGAAGTCTTTTTAAAATATCCAGATCCGACGATCAATATAACGGATTAACAGAGGGGACCGGAGCATCTATTTCTCTTGATGCGTCCATGAATGAGCTATTGGGTATATCAAGTACCAATAAGTTTGTTAAACGTCTAATAATAGTTCCGCATTTTAAAGTGTTTAATAACTGGTCAGGCATGAACACATCAGCTTTACAGACTATAGGAGAAGCGGGTAGATGGATTAATACAAACCAGCCCCTGTCAGTAATGTTTAAATCTAAGATCCGATTTATAAACAGATCTGATGGATATTATATGCAATCCTGGCCTGCTAATGCTGGTGGATTTAATATTAGTAATACTGGTTGGTTTAATTTTGATACTGATATTAATCTTCTTTCTGTTGGATATGACACAGTTGAATCCTATGCAGCAAATACTGAGGCATTAGATTATATTGGAACCGGAGCTTCAAATGCTCTCTTCATAGACAATTTTAACAACTATAGATATAACTCAGATACTAGAATATTTAATACCGGAAAAATTAGTAACAGTGTAACTTCCAGTAGTGTTGCAACTCAGTATAAGGTTTTAAATTTTTCCCCAAATAATTTTGATTATGCAACTCTTGAAGCAAGTAGCGATTTCGGTGAATATTGGGCATATCCTCTATTGACAACAGATAAAGTTAGATTTGAAATACCATTTGCTATAACAATTCCTCAATTCCAACACGTTTGGACAGATTGGCCATGGAATAAATCAAGAAAAACCCTAACCACCGATTTAGTATTTACAAAGATTGAATTCAAAGTGATGTATGATACTGTATCTGAATACAAGACAAAATTCTGGGCATCATCAGATCCAACCGTAGGTAATAATTACTACTACCAGGAAGTATGGTTAGATCCGGAAAAAACAAAACCTCTTCCTGATGGATATCTAGCAAGTAATGGTAAATATTTTATTACAGGGGATGGAATTATACAGGGAAGAAGAGTATGTCAAGCTAAGATTGCTTTAACAGCATCAGATAATGGAACAGTATCATCAAGCTATCCAACAGCAGTAAGCGGATATGGAGATTACAATTTTAATCCTGATGTTTCTTATATCACATTAGATGCAGCTCCTAATTATCCGATAGTTTTTGACAGCTGGGAAGCTACAGATTTTGATGGCAACGTCACAACCGTAAGTTACGATTCAACAATTAATGTTTATAATGGATTATATGAAAGTATAAAACCGATATTCACAGCCAGCACACCTAGTCCAACCCCAGCACCTTCCGGCGATTATGATTATTACTATGCTGATGTCTTCTCTTGTAGCGATTGCAGTGCTTCAACTGATACCATAGTGGTAGCATTCGCTGCAGGATCATCAGTAACACTCAACAGATTCTACGTAGCACTCGGAGGTCCTGATGGATTTGCATATAGAATCAATAGCTCAACATCAAGTTCTGGAACTGTTTACATTTTAACAACAGCATACGGATCATTCTCTAACTGTAATGTGGCATGTTTTGTTTAAATAAATAGAAACATTTTTGTATATTTGGATATAATTTGAATAGGTAAACGATATATAAATCAAAATGAACAAAAGCTTCAACATATTGCCGCTTCACACTACGTCATCATCTTCATCAAGAAGACCGATAACTCATGTGGAGATCCTAGGTAATTAGAAGAAACTTAAACTCATTTTCGTCTAAAAAGCCTAGATCCCTAATAAGATTTAGGCTTTTTTTATTGGGTTCTTTGACATGGTGGGAAATTAAAAATTGGAGAGATGGCAGAGTTGGTCGATTGCGTCAGTCTTGAAAACTGAAGAACGGGAAACTGTTCCGTGGGTTCGAATCCTACTCTCTCCGCATATGCCGGTGTGGCGGAATGAATAATTTCAAATTCGAATAGAGATTATTAGACGTCCCGTAATTCTAGAAAAGGTGGTGTATCCGAAATGGACATCGTGAAGGTAGTCAACCCTTCCACCGGCACCTTATTTAAGATATTCTAAGAACAGCGTCGAGCCGGATTTTGCGTCGGTCTTAGATTAGATTTGTCCAATGGGAGAGCCGGCCGCGACCCCGGACAAATCACTATATTGGTTCTGTAGCTCAGCTGGATAGAGCGCCACCCTTCTAAGGTGGATGTCATTGGTTCGAATCCAATCGGGATCACAATTAAGGTTGATTGGGGAATGATTATATCTATAGCTCGAGAGTGAATGCCGGCTGATATAATCGGAGTTTAGAGGTATTCACCCCAGTAATGCCAATCGTAAAAGAGATCGTCCACTGAACCATCTTTCTCTTTCCTTAAAATATGTTGGATGTAGCCTAATGGTAGGGCAAATGCTTGTGGCGCATTACGCGTGGGTTCGATCCCCATCATTCAACCCAATATCTAGATGTAGAGGAGCCAAGTTTATCTCGCTGCTTTTGGAAAGCAGAGCACGCTGGGGCGGAGCCAGCTATCTAGACAAAAAGATCAAAGAGACCGCTAAATCGAGTTAGTGAAAATCTACATTCTCTTTGGTCTTTTATATTAGGACTTGTAACTCAGTTGGTTAGAGTGCAACACTCATAATGTTGAAGCCCCTGGTTCGAGCCCAGGCTGGTCCACAAATAGTGTCTTGGTACGCTCTGAAGAAATTCAACGACAAGGTCTCGGTAAGCGAAACGCGTTCGATCTTACTCAAATGGCCCCCTGTTGTAATTGGTAGCCAAGTCAGATTTAGGATCTGATGTCGCGAGACGTGTCGGTTCGAGTCCGACGGGGGTCACAACAAGATTATACTAGATTAGGGATCTTTTAACTATAGGTTTGGTATATCTAGTTTTAAAAATTTCAGCCAATTCACTGTGTCCAATTTCTCCATAATGTCCATCATCAACCGCACCTTCAGATTCCTCTGAAATTGTTAGACATCTTATAAATTCACATTTTGTTATAGCTCCTCCAAAAGGTGTCCAATGAATTATGTCATTATTAGGAAGAGCCTTGTTTATTAATCTTATCCAAGAATCAACTTCGTGTGCAAATTTATAGGAAGACCTATTCAACATTATTTCGTCTATTGATTGCTTAGATAAATGATCGAAAAGAGAAAGATCGTAATCATCACCAGGTCTTAGACTAACCCAGGTATCGTTTTTTGTCGCCAGTCTAAATCTAACTGGATTTGACCATCCAATTATAACAAAGTCATTTTCTTTTATTTCCCAGATATTTTTACAGATGTTTTCGAAAATAGCATAATTATCCGAACCTCCTTCCCCTATATTCTTTTTAATGAAACTAAGATCCCTAGATAGAATATCGGAAAAGTTAAGAGGTTTATAACCCTTCCATTCTATGTATCTTTTTGCCCAGTGCCCAAATCCTTCTGTGTAGGAATCCCCAAATGTCCAAAGTGTGTTCGCCATATTGATAATATATACTATAGAAGTTAAAACTAAAATATTCCAACTATCATATATAAAATAAAACCCCCGCATGTTTAAATATCTTACAAGGGAGGAAGTTCAACAGCTTTCTTTCGATTGGAAATATAAAGGATATTCCGTAATAGATCTAATCACATCAGAAGAGGCTGATTTAATATCAGAAGATCTTGATAATCTAAGAAAAAGAAGAAATTCGGTAGACGATAAGTATGGGGAGTATGATCCTTATATCCATCCTCATAAAGAATCAGAGATGGTTGAAAAAATTCTTGTACACCCTAAGATAGTGGAAGCCATGGAATTTATAATAAATTCTGAGATTCAAGGAATACAAACATGGGCATATTTTAAACCCCCAGGAGAACTTGGTAGAGATGCACATCAAGATGCTTTCTATGCTCAAACGCAATGGAATAAGACTGCTAATGTTAGTATATCACTGGACGATACTGATGAGTCAAATGGAGGTATTTGGTTTTACGAGGCTTCTCATTTACTTCCAATTCTACCTATAGGGATAGACGAGGAGAGAGCTAAGCTTAATCCTATTAGATGGAGAAATGAGAGAGGTAAGGCATGTGTTATGCCTGAAGGACATAATTTTACTAGGATAACCCCATCCATCAAAAAGGGACAAGCAGTTTTTCTGCATTCACATATAGTCCACGGATCTAATGAGAATAAAAGTGATCGTTTCAGAAGATCTATCCTGAGCGGATATACAGGCAAAGGATCTCCATTCAGAAGCGGAGAACATATGAAAAGGGAACCAATTGACATTTATGAACTAAAATTAAAATACTGGGAGGTAAAAAAACTCCAATAGATTTTGAATGAAGCTAATCCACACATTTGTCCCAAATAAGTTTGATCTAAAAAACGAGAAGGATAAAACCATAATCTGGAAGGATTTAATGTATGTCCAGATGCTTAGCGTTTTGCTTGCTAATAGGGAATATGGGGGTATTTCATTGTACACCAACAATACGATAAAAAAACAAATATTAGATATAGGTGTTCCCTATTCTGACATAGACACTGACATATTACAAGACACCACATCAGATCTATTTTGTATACCTAAACTCAGGATTTATAGGGAAATAAAAGAACCTTTTGTACATATTGATACAGATACTCTTATCTATAATAAGATAGATTTTTCAAAATTTGATTCGTCCGTAGTTTATTCACATCCGGATATTAGACCTCCGTTACATAAAAATGGCGACGATAAGCTTTGGGAGATCTTTAATAATTATCCATCCCTAGGAGATTCAGATTCGTTCTTTAAATCTGCTAAAATAACATACCTAGATCTGTTTAATAGATTGAATAATGATCATTCAGAATTTAAATTAAACAACATAAAGGTAGGTGATATACCTAATATGAATATTATAATTGTTAATGACCATGACAATTTTAATAAGGCATCTCAAATGTCCCTGGATCATTATATAAGAAATAAGGAAGTTATAGACAGCACTAAAAATGGAGAGTGTTACATAGAGCAGCTAATGATACACCTAAATATGATGGAGATTAGTGAAAAGTATAGAGAAGAAGTTATAGCAAAAAAGACTTTCATTCTTAAAGATTCACCATTTATGCTAGATGCTGATTTTGGGTCTCATTTAGACGATTTAAAATTTCCATTCACTATGATACACAATTCTCATAAAGATGTAGAAATAGATGAAACAATTCACATTAATGGAGTATTATATTCAAGAACTAATGAATATCATGAGCATTACGGTAGAACAACTAAGGTGAATTCGATGGAAGATATTATAAAATTATTCGATTTTGATTTTTATGGTCTTTCCCACCTAACCTTCTATAAATGGTCTGAAATTTTTCAAGCGATCGTAATAGGATATATTGTAAAAAACTTTGGAGAAGAATATGTTAGAAGTATTTACGAATATTATAAAACAATTTATCCGGTAGTTTACAGTTTTCCTATATTATCAAAAGGAGAGAAATTATATCAGAATTTAACAGGATTTAAATTCGAAAGGATAAAAAGCTTGGTCTGAACAAAAATGCGGGAGTAGCTCATTTGGTAGAGCGATAGCCTTCCAAGCTATAGGTGGCCAGTTCGAGCCTGGTCTCCCGCTCACACTAAACCAGAATATGTCTAATAAACCATTCTGGTTTATTATTATAAAATAGGTTTAGCGTGGATATAGATCAATACTTACAAACCGAAAATTGGTTTGATTATCATTCTTTTTATGATTTTGTATCAGAAAAGAATTATAAAAAACTTGTAGAGGTTGGAGTCTGGAAAGGCCATTCAGTATCCTATCTGGCTGCTAAAAATAAAGATAGTAAAATATATGCAGTGGATCTTTTTGAATTATCAAGGGAACTATTTCACGGAGAAATACAAAAACAGATTCCATACATATATGATATCTACAATAAGAATCTAGAACTAACAGGGACAAGAAAAACAATTAGAGATATAAAAGGTCTATCATGGGAGGTTGCAAACAACTTTCAGGATCAGACAGTAGATTTTGTTTTTCTTGATGCTTCTCATAATTACGAAAGTGTTACGAAAGATATTAATGCATGGTTTCCTAAAGTTAGATCAGGTGGTATAATAGCAGGACATGACTATAGTTGGGATGGTGTTAATTCTGCTGTAAAAGAATTTGCAGGGGAAGAATTAGAAATACAGACTTACGAAGGAAGCGTTTGGTATATAAATAAAATATAAAAATATGATTTGGATTATTTACATTTTAAGCATGGTGTATTGCTTATACAAGTTAGCAAAAAGACATCAAAGAAATGATCTAGGCGGTGGCATTGGTACATCTCCTGGGTTGGATACTATTATGGTGGTCGTATTGGCTCCTTTGTTGACCGTAGTGGACGTATCATTAACATGGATCAGAATATATAAGGAAGCTGAGGAAGCAAGGCGTAGGAGAACTAATACAATGCTTTAATAATTAAATACACTGGCCGGTGATGAAAAGCGTACGCACGGCAGACATACCCTCCTGTCTCGGGGGCGCGGATAACAAGACAGATAAATGGTAATGGGTTGACCACACGCTTGCAAGCATAAGTGCCATTTATTGAATTGCCGCATGGAGGTTCGAATCCTTCCTGGCCAGCCATCAGAAATATTCTGGATAAATTTGAAATGAAAGAAATAATAATCGTAGGATCTTATTGTAATACTGAAAAAAAACTTCTCTGCCTAATTGATCTGATTGCTAAGGCCAAAGAAAATAATATGGACATATTGGTCTATGGAAGATATCCTATTCCCGAATACGTCCAATCCATGTGCGACTATTGGATTTATGACAAATCCAATCCAGTATTTAAAACAGATAGAAAAAATTTCATTTGGTATAAAAATTTTGGTAAAAAAATAATTAGAACTGTAGAGAATGACTGGGGATTTGCAGCAATAGAGCAAATCATAAAATCTCTAGGAGTAGTTAAAGCTTTCAGCTATGAAATTGCTTACTGGGTTAACTATGATGTTGATCTAACTAATTTTCAAAAATTTAAATCTTTATGCTCTGAAAATTTTAAATCATATAGCTGTGTAATGTATCCCTGGTCAAATAATGGAATAGGGGTTTGTCTAACATCAATAGGATTTAAAATTAATGAATCATATGCTAGATTAAAAGGGGTTATAACAAAAACAAACTATATCTCAATTTTTAAAAGTGACAATTTTATTCCGGAAGATATTTTTAGAAAGATGGTAGAAAGCTCTGAATTGGATTATTTTATATCAGAAGAGTATACACCGATGAGGGCTTCAATTAACTCTGAAGGTGAAAGATTAAATGGAGAAATTCCCGAAGAGTTTAAGAAAACAAAATCGTATTTTGGGAGATGCTTTATAGGAACAAGCAGAAATAGCGGTTCTAAGGTAGTTTACATGTCATCGGTTAGGGAGGAAATAAGAGAAATAGTTTTAAATTTTGGTAGCGACGATATTACATTTTACGATTTACAACTGGACAAGTACGGAGCAACTGAAATAAAAATTCCAGATGTCTTCCCCAAGAAGCTTTTGATCAAATCTATCAATGGGAATTCTATTGATGAATTATTGGACGATAAACTAGATGCTGACTATTTTAGACTTAATGAGATAGAAAATATAATATAAGAATAAAGTATGATTTGGATTATTTACATCGTAAGTGTGAAATAATAAGAATTAAAAAAACCCAGATCTTTTAGGTCTGGGTTTTATTTTGAGGAATATTTTATGCTTACGGGTAAGAATTGTATCCTTCAGCAAATTCGGTTAGATTACCTGATGTGTCTATTCTGCATGTATAGAATGAACCCCCTCCTTGTGGTGAAATTTTGTAATAATTACTAGAATTACTATCACCTACAAAGAAAGACCCTGAAGGTATGCTATTATATGCGTCATATTGAGTGTATAATTGGGTGTACTGATTTATTACATATCCGCTTTCTTGATAAACTGTCGTTCCTGGAGAATTATCATTAGCAGCATCCGATCTTGTGGCCCACATAATAGAGACATTAAGCATTCTTACCATATCTGCTTCTCCGAATGATGAATAAAATCCATTACTTCTTAGCCAGCTATCTGCATTATAGGCATTATCGAAGAAAGGATGCGTAGTAGGTATTTTATTTGCAAGTGCTAAGAATGATGCTTCAGTCTTTTCGTCAGATTTCCAAAATCTAAGTCTAGGCTCTACCACGGTCGAAGGCCCACCACCTACTGTTCTCCCAGTTACACTATATGTAGTAGTAGTCTCTCCTATAATGACATGGCCAAACATATCAGATTTTGCTCCTCCTGTCCAGTTTCCTACTGAATAATTGACTGTTCCTGATTCTGCTGTTTGGTTACCAGCAACTACGACATTGCCAAATATTTGACATCCTGCTATAGGATAAGAGTCTGCTCCTATATGTTTTGCATCAAATCTTTTCATATTTTCTGTTTAATATTACAATTTATATATCTTAAAGTACCTATAATTTAAATTTAAATCCTGTTAATTTTTCTATGTCCTTTTTATCAACCTTATTATTATAAACACCGTCTGGATCTGATAAATCATTTTCAAATAAAAATGCAAGCCATTCTTTGCTCTTTTTTATATAAACTACTTTCCAACATTGCTTTGGTACTGCAACTCTTCCTATTCTTTTTATCTCACCTATATTTCCTGCCCATATATGAACACTATCTTTTATGCCTGCCCATTCTCTAGTTAATGTTTCCAATGTTTTCCAATCTCCTGCATTTAATCTGTGGTATTGAGCTGCCATATTTGAAAAATAAAAACATTCATCCTGAACCCCGGGTGTTTGACATTGGTTTGATTTTGCTGGCATTAAATGACCTCTATCAAATCCACTTCCCACATAGTCAGCTGCTATATCAGTTTCTGCAACTAATAATGGATCGGGTTTAAAATTATCTTTTCTAGCTAATGGACTAGCACATGCAACTTTAGCTTTTGTTTCCCACCATTCTACCATTACTGGATATTTTTTTGATTTTGAATAATGCGATGTGTAATTTGTGTGTGTTAAAACAACAACGTCTTGTGATTTTGCAGTGAATGCAAATACAATCATAATGGTGATTCCCAATAAGATTTTTTTCATACTTCTATTTTTTTAATTTATTAACCGGAACATTTACATGTTTACCGAATGGCATTTTATGACTAGTCGTCATTGCCCATATCATCTTTCTGTGCCATTTTGGTTTCTCAGGATCCTCTGCCCCTCCGTCAGTGAAATAAATCATACAAGCTAAATCTTTACCTTTTTTGATTAGATTTTCTTCTACCCATTTAATAGGAGGATCAAATCCGCCATCATTACCACCAGTGGACATTTGTTTAGATTTATCTAATGGCTGAGCTGCGGATGCTAATCTATCGACTCCGCCTGAAGGTGGTTCCATACCATCGCTACAATAAATAATGTATATCTCTTTTGGCTGAAATGTCTTTAATACGCTTCTAGATTCTGCTAAGAACGTGTTATATTCATCCTGACCTATACTTCCTGATGTATCAACCGCAATAACTACAGTGCCAAATCCTTCTTCTTTTCCCTTTAATCCAGGTAAATATATGTCCCTTGATACAAATCTTCTGTTTGGTATCTTATACATAGTGGGATCATCATCAGATTCGGATACGTATCTTTGTAAAATTTTTCTCCAATCAACCTGTGGGTTTACTAAGTCCTCTATGAATTTTCTAAGAGCCGGTGAAACCCCTCCACCTCCGGTTCCCTTATTGGCTGCTCTTTCTGTTATCTCCTGTATTTTTTTAGAAATATCTTTCTTATCTACTGGTTCTTTTTTCTCTATTTTTTCGTCCCAGTCTTTCTTATCTTCACCTTCCCCGCCTTTGCTCCATTCTTCACCTGGTTCTCCCTCTTCGTCAGATGACTCGCCGTTTTCCCCTTTATTATCTCCAGGTTCACCTTTATCTTTACCTGGTTTTCCGTCTTTACCTTTATCGTCTTCCGGTTCACCATCTTCTCCTTTATCATCGCCTGGGGTTCCCTCATCTCCTTTGCCATCGCCCTCTTCATCGGATGGTTCTTCTTCCCCTTTATCATTTCCTGGTTTACTATCTTCTTTCTTTTTGTCAAACTCCTTTTTGTCAAATTCTTGATCTTCCCCTCTTACAGAATCAAGTTCTCCCATTATTGTTTCTGATGTTTTTTCTGTGTTTATTTCACCAGGTTCTAATACATCACAATATGATTTATATGTGCTATCCCCTCCTAATTTTTCTAATTCAGAATATATTTCTTCAGCGGATTTTCCTTCGAATTTAGGATCTTTGTATTTAATAGGAAGTATAGATTTTCCTATTCCTTCTAAATATGGCTCAGCCGCTATATCACAGGCTTGATTCCAAATAGATTGATCCTTATCTTGTTTTCTATCAAAGTGCTGTAGTGCAAGATGTATAATCCCTTGGTTAATTGCCCAAATGACTTCATCGTCACTCATTCCTAATACATTTTCTGGATTGAATATAAAAACAGTTCCATCAGTTGAAAAGAATTTGCATTCTTTAGAAACTGCTACTGGAATTTCTGATAGTACATTTCCGAAAAATCCTCCTTTCATTAAGATTTTAGAAATACACCTTTTCACCTTCATGATTGATTTTTCGTAATCCTCCTGTGTCATTCCATAATTGGAAAAGTTTTCCTTTAATAACTGATACTCTTTAAAATTTCTTAGTCTTCTCATATTAGATTTCTTTCATGAAACCCTTATATTTAGTAACAAAAGGTGTTACGTATTGTTCAAGAGAAGTATCTCCTAGATATTTCTTAACTTCTGGGTGTGTTCTCTTAATCATATTTAATCCGCTCATTGCGATTTCTCCAGAATCTAAATTTGTTAAATAGGTAATAAAATTAGTAAATTCGTCTTTACTTAGCTGTTGTCCTGAATTATACTTAGAAATCATGTACATAACAGCATACGATTTTCTTAGATCATATTTTCCTGATGAAGACATCGGTAGTTGTATAGTAGGATCAGTAGGATCTGTAAATACCTTGGTGATTCTATTAATAGGCCAAACCTTAGTTGTCTCTAAGAAGTCTGTGATAACTGAAGATACTTTTTTTCCAAGATGCTTATTGAATATCTTAGATATTTCCAATTCACTTAATTGAGTACCGTTTGCTTCTGCTTCTTCCTTTCTGTCCTGATATTCTCTAGCTGCATAATCCCAGGATCTAGGGGTAACACCCATTGTTGTATCATAGGATGATAAAGATCCCGGCATCATATAGAAATACTCTTGCATCAGATCAACGAATGAAACTACATCATCGCTTAATCCTTTCTTTCTTGCCCATCCTGTCCAACTTGAAGGATCTGATATAAGATTTACCTGTGCAAATCTATTAGCAAGTGCAAAACTCATGGGTCTAATTAATCCCCCTGGTTCATCTTCTGGTCTATTTGCAGCAGCAAGAATTAACCATTTGCTAGGAATTTTATAATTAGCACCTGCGATTTCTCTGTCTAGTACAACTTTAAGCATTGCAGCTTGAACTGACGGATGAGCTCTGTTGATTTCATCTAAAAATATAATTCCACCTTTATCATCTGGACCATTATCTAATGGCCATATCATAGGAAGATAGTTTACAGATCTTTTAACATCTCCATATTTTTTATCAGCTTCTGCTCCAGGTAGACCTGCAACATCAGTTGGTTCCATTAGACTAAGAATAACTTCTATTACAGGAACACCCATATCTTCAAGACCAAATGACTTTACTATCGAAGTTTTTCCTATTCCAGGAGCACCCCAAATTAAAAGGGGTCTTCCAGATTCAGGATTTTTAAAATGATATATTAGCTCCTTTTTAAGTTCAGGTGCGCTAACATCATCTATTTCTGGATCTTGTGTCTTTTGTGCAATCTTCCAAGCTGGATCTGATTCGCTCATTTCATTTTCGAATTTTCTGGTGAATTTATAATCGCTTCCTTTTGCTCCTTCCGGAAGATGTATTTTTATGAATGGCTCGGGTGATGCTTTATCATCAAAGCTTTCCGATTCAGGATTATACTTCTTATCCCTAACAGGAATTTCATTTTTATCCTGAGCTTTTACTAAATTCATTAGCCAATTTCCAGCTTTCTTAGCAATCTCAACTCCTTTTGAAAAAAGATTAGCCTCATTTACTGAGTTGAATGTTTTAAAGTTCTGTATTCTTTTCATTTATTATTTTTATTAATCTTCAAAAAATCCTGCTGATTTTAGATCGCTAAGATTGTCTATTGTTTTTGCAACCTCTTCTGTTCCAGTTTCTTTTGCTAATGTTGATATTCTTTCAAATGTTCCTTCTGAGAAGTTTAGTTCTACGAATCCTGAAGGATCTTTTGTAAACATCTTAAGTAGAAGTTCTGTAGGATCATAATTTTTTGCCATTTCCTGATCATCGAATTTTAATCCAATATCTTCAGAGCTTGCTGCAAATAATTCTTTAATGAGTTTAGCAGCTTCCTCTATTCCCCCGAATGCCAAATAAGTTAGGGTTTTATTCGATGGAAATCCATTTCCTATTTTTCTTCCCCTTATATCATCGACATTTTCTTCATCCCATCCTTCTTTTTTCATTAACTCTTCTAAGATCAATGCGTTTCCTGATTTAAAGTAATATCCTGCGTTTTGCCCAAATCCAGGGACTTTAGCAGTTATTGATGCTACACCTGTTGCTGCACCTGTAGTAAATTCGTCTCCGCCATTCATTACTATAATTCCATCATTTGCTGGGGATTTTGTATATCTCATATGCCCTGATACCCCATATTTAGCTCCCATCATATATGGGCTTTTCATTAATTCATTTGTTTCTACAGTTGCAGGTACAACCAAATAACCAGCTACGCCAGCATTACTTCTTTGTGAAGGCAATAATAGTTTAGAATTCGGGATGTCAGTATCTACAGATTTAAAATTCTTATCTACTGGGACAAATACAAATGCACTTAATGATCCAAATGCACCCTCATTTAAAAATCCTTTAAAATTTAAAACTTTTCCCATTTGTTTATATATCAAAAAATAAATGCCTGATGTTTGAAATATTTCTTCCTTTTTGGGATAGAAATACAAGATAAAACACCATAATGAAGGCTTTCGGAAAATTTAACACCGCTATTGATTGGACAAAAGATAAAATGAATGACTTCTGCTATGAGGTTCACACAGAAAAATGGCAAGGTAAGGATATAAAAAATGACGATAAATTCGCCATGATTGAGATCCTAAATCATTCATTTACATGCACTATGGTAGAAGATATTCCGGAATTAGTGGAGCAGATTAAGCCTAACCTACCATGGGCAGATGATCATTTTGAAGAAAGGGTCAGCGGCAAACCATTAAATCCTCCTCCATCTCACAATTGGTGGCCATTTGCTCAGAAGAATAATGCAGAATTTGGGGGAACAACTAAATTTTCCCATACCTACCCCGAAAGAATGTGGCCAAAGTATGCTAATGATGCAGAAATACCTCACGAGGGAATAAGATTTAATTACGGCGATTTTGATGATGTTATAGATTTATTGACCAAAGAACCTTTTACCAGGCAGGCATTTTTACCTATTTGGTTTCCTGAAGATACCGGAGGGGCAAACGGAGAAAGAGTCCCGTGTACAATTGGCTATCATTTTATCAGAAGACATAACTATCTCCACATTGTTTACTATATTAGATCTTGCGATTTCTTTAGACATTTTAGAGACGACATCTATTTAGCATGTAGGAAGGTTATTTGGCTTCTTGAAAGATTAAGAGAGAAAGATCCAGATTCTTGGAATGACGTGAAGCCTGGTATGTATACGATGCATATAACATCATTACATGCATTTAAGCACGAAAAATTCTTATTGAAGAAAAAGTAAAACATTTTTATCTGTCGAATAATCTTTTTATATTTACGTCTAAACTTTAAAATAAATGGCCGATTTTTGTAACAAATGCGCTGAAGAAATGGGATTTCCAACCCCTGATATTGATGTGTATAAAATATTTGATTCTTTACAACCTGGATTTTTTGAAAACCATATTTGTGAAGGATGCGGATTTGTTGGAATAGCAAAGAGCGAAAATGATGAGCTATTTGTGATACACCAAAACGGAGATGGTGAATCAGTTTTTTACAACTATGAAAAATATGAGGGATTAAAAACAGACGACAATGAACGATAGCCCATCATACCTTAGAGCATCATTAAAGACTAACAAGCCTCTCGTATATGTTGACATGGACGGGGTGTTATGTGACTTTGATAAAAGACATGAAGAATTGATGTCCAAAGGAATAAATCAATTCCAAGCATTTAATCACGCATTTGCTTTTAAGGATTTAGATCCAATACCAGGAGCAATAGAAGCCTGGCAATCTTTACAAGAAAAATATGATACCTATATTCTTTCTACTGCTATGTGGTCTAATACGTATGCATGGACAGATAAAAGAATATGGGTTCAAAAGTACTTAGGAAAAAGTGCAAACAAAAAACTAATACTATCGCACAATAAAGGATTATTAAGAGGCGATTATTTAATAGATGATAGAATTGCTAACGGTGTAGCGGATTTCGAGGGTGAACATATACATTTTGGAACTGAAAAATTTCCATCATGGAAACAGGTTTTAGACTATTTACTAACCACAGAGGAAAAAGAGAATGAAGAAAATCAAAACGATGATATGGCACAGGATAAAGCGTTATCTAAGTAAGAGAAGAAAATTTGAATTTAGAAAAGCTATTTCCGGTTTAAAAGAGAACCAATCTAAAATAGTAGACATAGCAAATTATTTAATGTCCAACAAAGGATCTAAATTAGTTTATTCGGCTATTTCAGAAACTTTCTTCATAGAGTATAAGGATGTAATTTGCCGAATAGAGAGTGATAGAATTATTATAACCAACGGATTATATTCATACGATATTTCAATACCACATGCTATAACACTTGATTTAACTAAAAGATTTTTAAACCATTTGGAGTCAAGAAAAAGAGCAGTAGAGAGAAAAATAAATCTAAAATTGACATCCTCTTTAGGGAAAGTACATCAACAAATAATTTCCGTGTCTGAGTCTGGTATTTAAAAAAATATATTATGTTGGCTGTGGAGGCATTGATCTTATAAATTCTGCCCAGCTTTCATCTCCGGTTGAAGCAATTCTAGGATCCATCATTTTTTCTGCATACGATGCCTTTCCCCCCGGAATGAGCCATTCTCCAACCTTTATCATAGTTTTATATCCTCTTCTTCCTCCTGCAGTAGCAATTTTTCCAAGTGCACCAGTTGTTTTTCCGGTGGCCGAAAATTCTTTAAGGGATACTAACATTTTATCAGTATACTTTCCAATTCCTTTGAATTTGGAAAGAAATGATGAGCTTTTGAAAAATCCAACAATTTTTGGGAAGAATTTTCCTACCAATTTAACAACAGGTGAAAGGATCTTAGCCCCTATTTTTCCTCCTCCTCTTAAAGCCTTTATAAGAAGTGATCCCCCTGCTCCAATATATTGCCCGAATATCGGAATAAGTCCTATTGCACATAATCCAGCAAGTAGGTATTCCCCCTGTTTAGCATAAGAAACAAGATTTATTCCTTCAAAAAATGATCCAATACCCGGTATTAAAGCTGCAAAATCGAACACCGTGTTCCACCAATGTTCAAAAAGATTCTCACTGAAATCAACAGATTCAAACATCTTAAGATTTTCTGATATCTGATCCTTGCTAAATTCAAAGCTTTCTATTAGGCCTGATCTATATTCGCTATAAGTAGACAAAAAATTCATATTTTTATATATCCGATACCGTATTTAAATATATATAATCAGATGAAAACTTTAAAGACATATAAAAACTTTCTTAACGAAGGAATTTTAGATCAGATCTTTGGCGGGGAGGTCGACCAGAAAGCAAATACTGAATTAGTTCCTCAGGAAAAAGAGGTGGCAACACAGCAATTAATAGATTTTTTAGGTAAAAAAATAGGAAATGCTGAAGATTCCCCGATTTATGTTTTTAGTCAGTCCGATTCGGTTCAAGACCTCTACATATCAGTTGAGCTTTTTAATGAAGCTAGGAGATTAGGGTTTGAGGCTGAGAAACAAGGCACTCTATACACTGCATCAGGGAGATATTCATATTCGGTTTTGGATTGTTCTTCTATGCAATCATTTGACCTAGAAGGAGTGAGATCTGGCCTTTATAACATAATAAAAAAGAACGAGTCAGGCGGGATAAAAACAATTATCGAATTTGCAAATATTTCATCGCTACAAAAAGATCAGATATCCAATATATGTGATATTATATCCTCCAGACAAATATCTGACCATTCATTAAAATCTGGGGATTTTTTCATTTTATCCGATAATAGTAGCAATCGCAAGGGGGGAAAGGACATTTCAAATCTTATCCCATCTTTATTTCCCAAAATAGCAGTAGAAAAATTTAAACACATATTTTTAACACAGGTTAAAGATCCAGCATAGATTTGAAACATTTTTTAAATTCGTAAAATCCTTGTATATTTGTATCATGGAAAATATAAATATCATAAAGGAAGATATTCAGATAATAGATGATTCTATATCAGAAGCTTATAACAATCTATACGAGTGCTTAGAATCGCCTAATATAGATTATATTCTTTTAAAAAATGATGCAAAGAAGACATTAAGATCCATGCTAGATCATTTTAGTAATCAGGAAGAATACGAGAAATGCTCATTAATTTCCTCTATTTTAAAAAAATACGAACAATAAGAACAATTTTTAAGGGAAATTATTGGAGTAAGGAATATATAAGACGTAAAGAAATATAAAACATTCTATGCAGAACTTAAAACAAATGGAGGATTACAAAAAAGATAAGCTTTCCAAAGCAGCTCAAGGTGATGATTTAAATACACCTGATGTATCTGCTGATACTGATATGGGCATGGAGCCAGAAATCGATTCTACTGACGAATTTCCAGTAGATGAGCCAGCAACAGATACATTTTCTGCTGAGGACCCTGCTCATTTAGAGGTAGAAGCTAATGCTCCTAGACCTTATATGGTAATTACTAATCTTAAAAAGATCGCAGATCAAGCTAATCAATTAATAGGAATGGTACAGGCATCAGGTAAAGTTGAGCAATGGGCAGTAGATCACATCACGACATCTGCTGATGACGTTGAAGAAGTATTCAACTATTACAAGTATAAAGATTAACTTTTTTAACTAATATTTAAAAGCCTCGGAAACCCCGGGGCTTTTTTATTGTATAATAGTTAAATATAAAAAAGCATGATCGACCGTAATTTCAGAAAAGTTAAAAACATCGAAAAAGATCTCCAAAAGTATTACAGAGATTATTTTGAAAGAAATGCAACAAAATTTATTTGGAAGTGGCCTTATAAGATGTCGGATCTAGGAGCAACCTTTATCTACGAAAATGAGGAATACACATTAATTGGTCAAATAAGCGAGGCAACATTTTTTCTTAAAAAAAGCGATGATGAATCTCAATGGTTTGTTGCTGGCCATATATTTCAGGATAAATTCACTAGAAAATAGAAAAATAATAGGTGTCAGTGAGGGAGTTTAAAAAAATTGGCAGTAGCGAAACTGTGGACCTATTAAAATATGTTAAATACATATTAGAAAAAAATCCAGAGACAAAAATCTATATTGGATGTGACAGCCAGAGCTATTCGGGAAAAACCATTTACGTAACAACTGTTGTTTTTAGATATGATAATAGGGGTGCACATGTTATTTATAAGAAAGAGATACTTCCCAAGGTAAAGGATATGTGGACCAAATTGTGGGGGGAATTACAAAGATCTATAGATATTGCGGGTTACCTTAGAATAGAAGGAGGCATTAATATACATCAAATAGATCTAGATTATAATAATAACCCAAAATATAGATCTAACATGATTGTAAAGACAGCTATTGGATATATGGAAAGCATGGGATATAACTATGCAATAAAACCAGAAACACTTATAGCTATTAGCGTTGCTAATGAACTTTGCAGATGAAACAATAGATTGAAAGGGATATATAATACTTAAATTAAAAACAATTATGAAAAAAACACTAGCAATTTTAGCAGTTTTAGCATTAACATCATGTGGAAACGGAGCTAACAAAGAAGCAACTGCAGATTCAACTGCTGCTCAAGTTGATTCATCTGCAATATCTGCAACTGATTCTACAACTGCGCAAATTCCAACAGACAGCACAGAAAAGAAATAACTGGGCTTGAAAAAATAGAAAAGCAGGTTTTTACCTGCTTTTTTTTGTGGGTAATGAAAATGGTTCAATAAAATCGGAAATCTAATCAGTCTATTGTCTATAATGATCAAATAATTAATGAATTATGGCTAAAGAAAAATCAGCGTCCAAGAAGGAATTCTCTTTCTTAGACTTGGATAAACAACTTTCAAAAATCGAAGGATTTGAAGCAGGATCTATTTTAGAAGAGAATGAATTCTCGGAGGTTTCCGATTGGATCGGAACAGGCAATTATGTTTTAAATGCACAACTTTCTGGAAGTCTTTTTGGAGGGGTAGCTAATAACAGATCAATGGGAATTGCAGGGGATCCACAAACAGGAAAAAGCTTCCTCTGTATGAATATTGTAAGAGAATCTCAAAAACAGGGATACAACGTAATATACTGTGATACTGAAGGAGCTATAGATAAATCAATGGCAAAGAAATTCGGAATTGATACCACTACAGTCAGATATCAACCAATTAAATCTATTTCAGATTTCAAAATATTTGTTGCTAATTTAGTAGATAAGGTAAAAGCACTTCGTAAAGATGGTGCAGAACCTAAACTACTTTTAGTTCTAGATTCTTTAGGAATGCTTACCACAATGAAAGAATCTGCAGATGCTTTAAAAGGAAAAACTGCAATGGATATGGGTATTAGATCCAAAGAACTTCGTGGTTTATTTAGAGAGATAACATTGGATCTTACTGGTGTTAGAATTCCATTAATTTGTACCAATCACACAACGACAGCAGGAATAGGAAGCTTTATGACAACAAAAGAAGCTTCAGGCGGTGATGGTCCTATATTCTCTATGAGCAATGTTATCATGCTATCTAAAGCTCAATTAAAAGATAGTAATGATAAAAGAACAGGAATTATTGTTACGTCCACGCCAAAAAAGACCAGATTTACCAGACCATATCCTACTAAATTTCATATTTCCTTTATTAATGGTATGAATCCATATGTAGGATTAGAGGAATTTGTTTCTTGGGAAACGTGCGGAATTGAAAGAGGTAAATTAGAAGTTGATAAAAAAACTGGAGAATTGGTATTTACTGCTAGTGCATCATCAACCAAATGGGCTATTGCTCATTTAGGAAAAAGTATATTCTCATCTCAGTTGTTTACACCAGAGGTTTTCACTGAAGAAGTTTTAAGAAAAATAGACGAAAAAGCAATTAAGCCGCATTTCTTATTGCCAGATCTTTTTGATATAAAAGAACTTGATGCTATAATTAACGGTGAAGAAGAAACTGAAGAAGATGGAGAAGAATAAAATCAAAATGAAATATCATATGGGAATATGGAAAGAACTTCCAGCATATCCCACAGAAGAAGATATAATTTTTGAATTGAATAGCTATTTAATCAGAGACGGAAGACCACATGGCGAATTTTCAGAGCAAACATTTAATTCTTTTTTACCTTCAGGATGGGAAAATAGTAAGCACGGGGAACTAGTAAAATCCCTAATAGAAAAAGGAACATTTAGTAAACAAAAAGAAAAACAAAGCGCTAAGACTGTTTATAAAATCAAAGATAACCCCCATTATTAATTATGATTAATTCCCATTTAGAGAATGTATGGTTCTGTAGTATAGTCTCAGATGCAATATACGTTGAATCTGCTAAGCCTTCATTTTTTAAAGATGTTAGATACCAAGAGGCATTTAAGATCGTAAAATCTTTCTGGAAAAAATATTCGCAAATCCCTTCGACACAGCAAGTTAAAGAGATTGTAAAAATGCTTAAACTTGGGGATAAGCTTCCTGAAAATCAGGTTGATACAATATTTGATATTAAGCTAAGTGAATATGATCCTGAATGGTTAAGAGAAAATACTGAATCTTGGATAGAATGGAAAAATCTGGAGCAAAGTGCAATGGATGCCATAACCTATATTAAATCGACAGAGGTTAGCCCAGAAAATATCAAAGACGTAGTTAATACATTTAAAACTATTGTTAATGAAAGAAATAGTTTAGATTTCTCATTTGATCTTGGATTGGATTTTACTGATCCTGAGAATCACAAACAACCCAAATCCAGCACATTTTCTTCTGGGTATGACTTCATAGATCTTGTTCTTGGCGGAGGTTTTTCTGCTAAAAATCTTTATGTTTTTTTAGGACAACCTAAAGTTGGTAAAACATTATGGCTTGGAAATATTGCAGCTCAAGCTATTAGAGCTTCTAGTAATGTTGCTGTAATAACTTTAGAGTTGAGCGACAGAAAATACATGAAGAGAATGGGGTCAAATCTTTTAGGGATAAAAATGTCCGATTATAACATTGCAACAGAAGACGGAGAGATTATTAAGAAGAAAATTAGAAATTTAGCTTTTGATAACTTAGCAACGCCCGGACAATTATACGTTAAAGAATTTGGAACAAGCCAGGCATCTGTTTTAGATGTTGAAAAATGGTTAAGAAAAGTTGAGGAGGTTAAAGGAATTAGATTTAAGATCGTTGTTATTGATTATATCAATATCATGAAGAACTGGAGAAATCCAAATACAGAAAATACTTACATGAAGATCAAACAGATAGCAGAAGATCTAAGAGCAATGGGACAAAGAAACGAATGGGCTATTGTTACTGCAACGCAGACAAAACAATCTGAATTTGATGCAACAGATCTTTCAATGAATTCAGCTTCTGAATCTTCAGGATTAGTTGCAACTGTTGATGGTATGTTCGGTATTATACAGGATCCTTTAATGTATTCAAATAATGAATATAAAATAAAAGTTCTTGCAAATAGAGATGAAGGATATAAAAATTCATACAAAAAATTTATAGTAGACTATACACATATGAGGATCACAGAGGATCCCAACTCCCAAATAATGAATGAAAATTAATGAAACAAAAAAAGCTAATCGAGGAAGTAGAGGTTCCTGAAACAGAAGCAATCCCGATAGATCCTTCATATGCTGAATATCTACAAATAGAAGACACATCAAAAGACTATAGATCTTTTAAATCATCAAGAGACGAAGATGATGAAGATTATTTACATCTTGCTGCTTTGAATGATCTTGTTTATGAAATTTTTCACCGATCAAGATGGTGTGCACTTGGTCCTAATAAGAAAATACCAAAAGATCTGATACCTTTTTTATTCCAAGATCTATTAGAAGAAATGGCAGAAACTGAATTTAGCACGGTAGAAAAATTTGTTGCAATATGTGATTTTATGAATGTCGGTTATTTAAAAGCCTATGAATTAATCCATATGAAGTATAAAGAATTAATAGTTAACGAAATGGATCAAAAATTTGGGATAGTTTCCAAAAAGAAGATCAAGAAAATATTTTAGAATGAATGTAGCGAAAGCAAAAAGGGTTTGGATGGTAACGGACACCCATTTAGGAGTTAGGAATAGCTCAGAAGAATGGATACAGATCATGAGAAAATACTTTTTTGAATGGTTTATACCATTGGTTAAAAAAGAATACAAACCAGGAGATATCCTAATCCATCTGGGAGATGTTTATGATTCCAGACAAAGTATTAATTTAAAGGTTTTAAATCTTTGTGTTGAAATTTTTGGTGAGTTATCCAAAATATTTTCCGATGGTGTTTATGTTATAGTAGGAAATCATGACATTTATGCAAAAGAATCCAACGAAATAAATTCATTAGCTTCCCTTAAATGGATTCCAAATATTAATATATTTGAAGATCCAGTATCTATGAAGCTTGGAAAAAGAACGGCTTTCATGATGCCATGGAGATCAAATGAAGAAGTTGCAGTGGAATTATTGGCAGAAACGGAAAAACATGATTATCTTTTTTGTCACTCGGATATCAGGGGTTTAAGTTTTAATAAATACACCAAGATTGAGGATGGAATAGGCTATAATAAATTAGACAATTTTGATAGAGTATATTCTGGGCATATTCATTACTCTCAGAATTTTGGTAAGGTCCGAATGTTAGGATCACCATATCAGTTAACAAGATCTGATATGGATAATAGAAAGTCAATTCTAGTATTAGATTTAGATTCACAAGAAGAAATTCTTTACGATAATAACTTCTCACCTAAGTTTATTAAAATTGGGTTTGATCAGGTCTTAGAAAAAACACCTTTTGAATTAGAGGATATGTTCAGAAACAATTTTGTGGATGTTTTAATCGATCCTAAGATAGCAGTTAAAGCTTCATTAGGGATATTAACAGAAATGGTAGCTACACAGCTTAAAACCACCTTTACACCGATTAAGGATGTAGAGATGATAGATCAAAATTTAGAAGATGCACTTTTCAATCTTGACGGTAAGAATTTTTCAATTGTCGATTTCGCAGATGAATACATTAACGCCTTAAATGAGCCTGATGAGGTAAAAGATAAAATGAAAAAAACAATTAGGGTACTATATAAAAGAACAACAGATAAAGAAGTAGAAGCATGAGATTAACCAAAATAGAATGGAGGAATTTTGCATCGTATGGTAATAAGATCCAAAATTTATCTTTTGATGAAAATACAGGATTATATTTAGTAGTTGGGGAAAATGGTGCAGGTAAATCAACAATTTCCGATGTTATAACATATGGGCTATATGGAAAATTAGAAGGAAAAAAACTTAAAGATATTCCAAACAGAATTAATGGTAATGCATGGGTAAGAATAACTTTCATTTCTAATGGGGAAGAATATAGTGTAGAAAGAGGAATAGACCCATCTATATTTAATCTTTATGTCAATGGAAATTTGTACGATAAAGCAGGGTCTAGATCGGTTCAAGAATATCTAACCGACGATATTATACAAATACCTAATTACGTTTTTAATAACACAATATCCCTCTCGATTAATGATTTTAAAAGCTTTCTTAAAATGTCTCCTGCTGATAAGAAATCTATCATTGATAAAATATTTGGATTCTATGTGATTAATGAAATGAGAGATTTGTTGAAAGAAGAATCCAAATCGATCAAAGAAAACATGGCTAGGCTAAATGGTGAAATAGATGGCCTTACAAGAACTCTTTCTAGAACACAAGAAGAATTACAATCTCTGTCAGAAAAAATAAAGGAAGATTCTAAAGACAAAATAGGTGATTTAGAAGATAAGATTTCTAAATTCTCATCCTTATTGGAAATACACAAAGAAAAGGTTAAAGAATTCAATCAACTGGATTTAGAAATTTCAGGGCAGGTAAAATCTGCATACAGAGCTTTAACCACAGCAAAGGAATCTAAAAGAACTATAGAACAAAAAATTAGACTTTACGAAAATGATAAATGTCCAACGTGCACCACAGATCTTTCCGGAGCATTTCATCAAAGTTTAAAGGATGATCTTAATAAACAGCTTAATGATTTTGAAGATAGCATAAAATCTTCTCAAGATAGTTATGACGAAGCCCTAGAGAAAGAATCGGAAGTAAGAAAAGAAAAAGCATCTATAACCGAAAAGGGAAATAGAATAATGGTTAATATAAATTCAACCAAAGAAGAGCTTAAAAAAATAAAATCAGTATCTGCAATACAGGGATTAGATTCTCTAAAAAGGATATCCGAAGAAACAAGAGATAGTATTCAGGATTTCTCACAGGAGAGGGTTAAAGAGGATAAAAAATCTGAATGGATAAAAAAGATAGAGGATATTCTCGGAGACAGAGGAGTTAAACAATTAGCTTTGAAAACTATACTTCCTTCTCTAAACGGAAATATATCAGAATTAATGGAATCCCTACATCTTCCATATACTGTTACGTTCGATGAGGATTTTAACGCATCGGTTGTTCATATGGGTGAAGAGATATCAACATCTACTCTCAGTACTGGTGAAATGAAGAAAGTTGATTTTGCAGTGCTTTTATCGGTTATAAAATTGATGAAAATAAGATTTAGCTCAATTAATTTGCTTTTCCTAGATGAGATTTTCAGTTCGGTGGATCCTGATGGTGTTTATACTATACTAAACACACTTAGAAAAATATGTGATGATCTTGGTTTAAATGTTTTTGTTATAAACCATGCCCCCATGCCTACTGAGATATTTGATTACAAGATGGAAATACAGAAAAGAAACAACTTTTCTGACCTTCTTGTAGAGAAGGTATAGAAATTTCAATATATAGGAGTATGGCAATATCATCTAGAAACGATATAGAAAAATACTCTTATTTCTTTGTTACAAAGAATAATAAAAGATCGCTCTCAAATCTCCCTGCAAGCGAATTTCTAATTTACAAATTCGAAAATCCGGTGTCTGCCCAAAGAGGAAAGACCTTTTTGACCGATGAATATGTTACTAATGTATACGAGCTAGGAGATAATACATATAATGAAGGGTCATTTCTTCATCCAAAATACACGAATCAGAAGAATTTGCCCATAGAATTCAAATATAATGAACTCCCTGTTATAGATGTATTTGTAGAGGAGAGTAGAAACATAAAATAAAATTTATGAATTTTTTAGATAAATTTAATAGCGATGATATCTTCTTTAGGGGGCTTATCATAGGTATGCTTAAGTCGTTGAATGAAAAAATAACATACTTCCAAACAACTAGCGGGGGTAAAATACAAGAGATTTACATTCCCTTCTTTTATTCTTTAGCTGGAGATGAATCTTTTTTGCAGGATTTCTACATAAATTACGGGGATTGCGACGGTAATCCAGCTTTTGCAGAAGGAAATTATGATGTTATACCTAGGGGGGTTTTAGAATATTCAGGATCTAGGGTTAATAATGCATCTACGACGAATAAGTATGTAAGGGGAACATACGAAAAAGAAATCATGCAAGATAGCGGGGGTTCCGAAATGAGAGCGTATTCGGCTTATCTTGCGCCTATTCCAATTGATGCAACATTTAATCTTAAAATTAAAGTTGATACCACGACGGATGCACTTAAAATACAAGCAAGGGTAATTGAGGTTCTATTTAAAAATTTCATCTATTACTTTGAATATAACGGATTTAGAATTCCAGTCCAGGTTTCTTTGCCAGATACTGTTCCAGAAAAAACACCAAATCAGTTTAATTTCAGCTATGGAAGTACTAGAGGGGAGGGAATAACATTATCTCTTTCCGTAAATACCGAGACCTATCTTCCTCAGTTAGATATGTCCACTGAAAGATTTAGGGGTAATTTGATGCAAGGGGGCATTAAAGTAAAAACAGAGCTTGGTGTAGTTCCTGATGATAATTCTACTATTTTAAAGGGGATTGATATCCTTTCCGAAAAGACCATTAAATAATTCGCTGATATATAGAAGCGATGACAGATCCTATCATATTTTCGTCTATAGGTAACTATAGAATCATAAACTACAATGCTCCGTTCAAAGGCGTTGAAAAATTCAATGGGTGGATTATAGAGACAGAGGAGGAGCAAGAGCCAAGTAGTTATTTATTAAAAGAATTCAGATGGAGTACCAATAATAGCAATTGGTCCCTATGGATGCCACTTCATCAAGAAGTTATAGACGGATTGGAATTAAATCCAGATAAAGATCTTTATTTGGAATTTAAATTTACTGCTCATTCTAACGAGGATTCAAGCCCATATCTTTCGGAGGGGACCAATTTACATCCCCAGATAGTGTTAAACAACTTTGATTTGGATCTTAAATATAAGGTCATAGATTACAGAGATCTTGCTACTAAACCTGCAATAATGTGTTCTAAAGAGCTATACACAAAGTCTATTATTTTTAATAGTTGCTCTCCTGATAAGCTTTTTAAACCTTACGATGTGAATAGGGGTATAAATATCTACCAGGATCTAAGTAAGACAGTAAACACGCTATTTGGACATGAAGTTAGTTATTACTCAGTTCAGCCTAATGGTAGAGGTAAAGATGTTGTATTAAAAGAATACAGCTTATTTGATGTTGTTGATGAGAAGTGTATTAAAGTAATGGTTCCTGGAAATAACTTCCCTGATAATAAACCAATATTCGACACATTTGGTATTCAATTTGAACAACCATTAGAGATACACATAGACAGAAAATACTTTGAAGAATTTTTTGGAAAGGGTGCTGCTCCTAGAAAAAGAGATATTATTTTCTTCCCTTTAACGAATAGGATCTATCAGATAGAATCTACCTATCTGCACAGAGATTTTAATCTATATCCGGTTTACTTCAAATGTCAACTGATGAAGTACGAGGTAAAACAAAATACTCAGTTTAATAATAAAGTTGCAGAAAAAGAGCTCCTTGATTACACAGTAAACACCCAGGATCTTTTTGGCGAAGAGACTAAGAATGAAATAGAAAAGGTAACTAAAAAGCAACAGTATTTCGTTTCATCTCAAAGGAGAAATGAGGATCCTACCAGATCTTATATTGACCATTATCTTCCAATTATAGAATTTGATTTAAATAACAATTGGACTATAATATTAAATAGCTATTACGATTTAGAAAGATTTGTTTATGACGATCCTAATGCTACTAGTAAATCTGAGATAGAAAGACAAGCTGTTAGATATAAATCAATTCCTGCTTTAAGCGATGGTGAAGAATTATCTTTCACGTGTTGGTTTAAAACTAGAAATTATATAGACAAAACAAAATTAGTTAATAGACCAGCAGCTAAGGCTTCAATATCATCGTACACACAAGGAGCTGGATTTATAACATATTCAACGTGGCCCAATACACACAAATTAACAACAGCTGATGAGTATATTTCTATACTAGCTGATGCCCCAAGATCTGGAGGATTCCGTATATTAGAAATTCCTGACGAATACACATTTAAGGTAAAAGATAACGGAACCGAGATAACAGCATCTCTTGCAACATGGAAAGTACAGAAGGCACAGGCTAGAACATTAGTATACGGCAGAAACGATCATAATAAAGGGATCTGGATACAAATGATCTGGTCAGGAACAAATACAACACCAACAAGCACTGAATATATTCAAACGGGATCATTCAGAATTTTGGTTAATAACCTTGAAATTCTATCACCATTCGGAGCAGGAACCCCGACAGCAAACGGAAATTTCATTCCATCCCTTGATGAATGGTACGGATTTGTATTTAATTTCTCAAATATTTTTAAACAATATTCTATTAATGTTTGGCAAATGCTTTATGATCCCGAAAATCCAGAAGCACAAACATCAGATTTGGGAATTGTACATTACAAAGAGGGATTAAATACAGATAAGTATACATACACCTTAGAATCTAACGTCGAGTCAGATAACCAAAAGGTAACTTGGGGTACAGATAATAATGCATATAAAATTTTGGGAGGACCTTTATACTTAAGTAATCTAAGAATATTCCAAAATATGATAGAAAAAGAAAAACAATCAGCGATTTTAAATCAAAATGTAGTCGGTGATTCACAATTAGCAATCATTATAGATAATGCTAAGCCTGTTCTTAAATTACCTAAGATTGCTAAAAACCGATAATTTTATGCCAAGAAGACCCCCTAAAAATACCACAGAAAAACCTAATATAGAAGAGGCCCTTAAAAAGAAACAGCAGCTAGAGGACCTTATTTTTTCTAATGAGACATTAGATGGATTAACTTCCCCTGATATCCCAGCAATGAGACCAGAGAGGATAATGAATTTTGATGCTCTGAAAACAGAGGTTGAAGCAGAGTCAAAAGCTATATTGAATTCTTTAATCAAATTTCACATGGATACTGATGTTATCAGTGAGGATGATTATGTTAATTATAGAGCTAAGATTGATGCATTAAGTATTTCTACTATGGCATTTCAAATCAGAACAGCTCAGCACGCAGTTACTAAGATGCTTGACGAAATTGATGCAGGTGGTCAATATCAGGCAAGAAATTTTGAGGTATTAACATCTATGCAGAATCAATTAATGCAAATGCCTATAAAATTTCAGGAGTATCTTTCAAAGATGGAAAAGACCTATAAGGATCTAAACAATGAAGCAAAAAATTCAGGTAATGTCCAACAAAGAGAAATAACAGATAGCGAGGGAAATCCTGTTATGATACCAGGGATTAACGGAGAAGGTGGAACAGTAAAGGTGAGAGGGAATAAAACCCTAATGGAAGGATTACAGAATGTTATTAAAACTGAGGTTATAATTAAGAAGGCTCAGATAATAGAAGATGAAGATAAAAATCTAATCGATCCTAAAATGAAGGATCTAATAACTCCAGAAAGTGAACTAAAACAACAAATGGAAGACGAGACTAGAATAGATCTCGACGACGATTTATTTTAATATATGGCCGAGGAAAAACAAGTAAGTAATTATTGGACAACTGAGAGGGTCAATAAAATTATCCAGAATGCGGATGAAAATGGGGTAGATTTTAAAGATGTCGACAATCCATTTCATGAGAACGATCCTGAGTTAAGAAGGGGTGGAATATTATACGAATATACCGAATGGGAGGTTGATGAATTTAAAAAATGTGCTTCTGACGTTACTTATTTTGCTAATACCTATTGTAATGCTATGACTGATGAGGGTATTAGAAAGATCACTCTTAGGGATTATCAGGAGCAAATTCTTACCCAATACCAAGAACACCGGTTTAATATATTTTTAAGCCCCAGACAAAGTGGTAAGACCGTTACATCTTCTATATTTCTTCTCTGGTACCTTCTTTTCAATTTTGATAAGAATGCCATGATTCTTGCAAATATCGGTGATACTGCAACTGAATTAATGGATAAGATTAAGATTATTATGAAGGGTCTGCCATTCTTCTTAAAGCCTGGTGTATTTGTGTACAATGTCATGACCATGAAGTTTGATAACGGATGTAGAATAATGGCTAAGACGACAACTAAACAGTCCTCTATTGGTTTTACTGTTCACTTCTTGTATATGGATGAGTTTGCACACATCAATCCTAACTTTATAGGCCAATTCTTTAAATCTGTATATCCTACTATATCATCATCTAAAATATCAAGGATCATTATTACATCCACACCAAACGGGATGAATAAGTTCTATGAGATCTATAAATCTGCTATCGAAGGCCATAATGAATTTAATCCAATCAGGGTGGATTGGTGGCAAGTTCCTGGAAGAGACGAGGAATGGAAAAAGAAAGAGATAGCCAATTTAGGATCGGAAGAGGATTTTAACCAGGAATATGGAAATCAATTTTTAAGTTCATCTAAGCTATTATTGGATTCATACACTCTTAAAAAATTAAAGAAGACTGAGGTACAATTTGTTCATAAAGAACTTTTGCCTTTTCAAAATTCAATCATAGATTATAAAGACCTGACTTGGCATCCTAGTTTTGATCCCTGTAATTTATGGGAAGATGGGGAAAACAAAAGATTTATAATTTCAGTAGATACTGCAGGGGGAGGGGGAGGTGATTATAGTGTGGTCAATATATTAAAGATATCGCCAAAGCCTCTGGCAATGATCGAGGAAAAGAAATTTTTTGAAGACGAGTCTGATTTTTTCTCCCTTCTTCAGGTTGGTTTATTCAGATCTAACCTGATACAAATAGAAGAATTGAAGGTATTTTTAGAAATTTTATGCACCGAGGTATTTAATCCAGAACAAATAAAGATAGTAATGGAGGTTGACTATAGGGGGGAATATTTAATTGAAAAATTATTAAGTGGTGAAAAACTATTTTCCGAAATGTTCGTCTACACAAAACACACTGAGAGTTCTAGACAAATGAAGACTGGCGTTAAAGTTACACCTAAGACAAAAGAAAAGTATTGTGAGGACCTAAAAATTAACACAAGAAATTCAAGAATTATCCCAACAGAAATAAATACTATCCTAGAATTGAGCAATTTTGGTGAATCTAGTAAGGGAATTTACCAAAGCCAAATAGGTAAGGATGATATAGCAATGACCCTAGTTAACGCAAATTCAGTTTTTGAGTACCAAGATTTCATGTATCTAGTCATGGATATTTATGATACAGTTTCAGAAAAATACAAAAATGCAATCAATAAAAAGATAGCAGAATCCGGCGAAGGAGGCCTATCCGGAGATGCTGGAGCAAGGGAAATGGAAACTTATAATGTTTTTAGAGACTTCTTTTAGTGAATTATTTGATATATAGTTAAAGAGCAGGACTCCCCAAAGTTCTAGCCTCGAAAAGATATATACAAGTAAAAAATACAAAATGGCAAAGAAGTTAACTCTGGATCTATCCGTTTTTAAAAGTTCTGGTGTCTACACCTTAGAATTTGATGCTTCTGAAAATATTGTAGTAAATCCTCAGACAGTTAGATTGGTGGTTGGTTTTTCAACCAAAGGGCCTTTCAACACTCCGGTTTATGTACCTGATGTTCAGACAGCACTTAAAGTTTTTGGCGATATCGACAGATCTTTAGAGAAAAAAGGATCATTCTTTCATCGATCAATATTCACTTGCTTAAACAGCGGTCCTGTTTTTGCTTTGAATCTATTAAAATTAAATAACACCGTTACTGAATTATCAGAGCCTGATGTAGCAAACGGTGCTGATGTTGCAAGATACAGATCTTTCTCTTTAGATACAGCGGAAGTGAATGGTTTAAATCCAACAGAAGAATACACGAAAACAAATGCTAATCTTCCTAACCAGGATAAATTAGTATCATCATATTACAATAAAGAGAAATTTTGGTTTCCTGATCCTAATATGCTTCTTGCCACGGTACATACAACGGACAAATCAAAATTGTTTAGCTTAGTTAATATAAGCCAAAACCCAATAAGCGTAATAATCAAGAAATCAGTTGATTCTAGATTGCCTATTAAAGGTTTTGATATAACTGCTAAAGAATATTTTGGAGCTAATAACGTTCCTTCTTTCATAAACCCTAACGATTACATCTCTGATTATTTTGTAGATGTTATTGCAGTAAGTGGAAATTGGGCTAATTATTCAAAATTATCTCTAGATCCTTTATACTCTAGTTATTTCACATCAAAAGGATTTATTAAAGATCAGATTGATAATTTCTTATCACTTAAAGAAGTGAATGTAGTTTTCTCTATTACAGGATGTTTAATTCCTGATTTTATAGATCAAAACGGAATTACCCAATACATAAAGACATTAATAAATAATCAAATAGGAAGCACAGGAATTTTATGTGCTGTTAACGAAGAAGGATTAGATGATCTTGAATCTGGAGAATATTCATATTTAGATCTGGTTGGACACCACTTAACTGGGGTATTGGATCCTTCTAATCCTGTAATCACCGAAATTGATTTCTTAAGTTATAGTTCTCCTCTATCTGCAGATTTAACATATCAAATAGACGAACCAAATTCTCTAAATGATGCTAATAATCCTTCAGAGGAATTAGCAGAGGTTGCTACTGTATTCAGTAATGAATTTGAATCACCATCAACAACCGGTATGAACCAAGATGGATTTGTTACATATAGCAGTTCAGCATTAGATGGCGGGTATCCTTACTTACAAACAGCTATCAGCGGAGCTACTAAAGCAGATAGGCTAGCAGCTCTTAAAGGATTTTTAACGACAACAGCAGCATCGCCTGCTCCTAAATTTATAGTAGGTAAAGTTACTGGCAATTTAACAGGTAATTCTAATGCTTTAATAGATTTTGCAAATAATGATCTAGTTAAATTAAAAGTTGTAGAGGTTAAAGAGGTAACAGTTGCACCAGGCAATGTTCAATTAAGAATTAAATGGTCTCACCCTTTATTCACATCTTCTGCTCCTTTAGTTAGTCCTTATTATGATACTAGTTTATCTGATAATCATTATCAATTCTGTAAATCAGATTATTTTGATCTTATCACAGATCCAACCACAACTAAAGATGCTTATTACGGATACGAGGAATCTTCTATCTATATGGATTATGAAAGGGGTATTATTAGCACAGGAGACGTTATACGTAAAACATATGACGGATCTTCAGTTCAATACGTTAAATTTGAAAAATCTATCGACAGAGACGATTTCAAAATTATAGAAATGAAAGCTTATGTAGATGACGTATTTACTACAGTAGAAGACGTAGTTGGATGGAACGCTAGTTACATGATTAATTCTAACGGATCAGGAGATACGGTAGAAAATCACATCACAAAGGCAGCGGGTTTAAATATTGTCTCTTTAATAGGTAATTTAAATGAATATGTAGATATCGTTGGACCTATCACAGACAATCAGGTAGAAATGACAACTACTCAAGTTGCTGACTCTGGTTTAAAAGTTGGTGATTATCTTGTTTCAGAAGAAACTGATCTATTCAGCAACTCAGTAGGTAACTACTTAAACAGATTAACAAAAATTATTGAAGCAAAGAGGGTTGCAGTACCGGGATCTCCTGGAAATTATACGATCTACGTTAAAACAGATAGACCTATTAAATTATTCTCAGGAAAGGTAAATAAATTTAAGCCTATTCACCAATTCATTGATACATTCAAATTTACATATCTTCCAGGATTTCAATTGAAAGCCAGCCATAGACCAAACGGAAGCGATGATAGATTAGATGAAATACTTAATGTTCTATCGGAAACTAACATTTCTAAGACATTATCAGACAGAAATATAATCACATTTAGATATGTGGTTGATACATTCGATGGTCAAGTACAAACTAATTCTAAATACCAATTAGCATTGCTTGCTAAGAACAGACAAAAATGCTTAGCAATCATAAATGCTCCTTCTATGGAGAAATTCAAAAATTCAGTAGATCCTAGATTTACCGAATCACCTTCATCAACTAATCCTTCACCTTTATTAAACGCGAAGTATATTGCAGATGGTGGTAACTTAGAATTAAATCCTTCATTCAGATTTACACTACCTGATGAGGACAGTGGCGCTAAATTCTGCGGTGTATTTGCTCCGTTCTTAACAATTAGAGAGAATGGTAAGAATTTCAATATACCTCCAGCAGCACACGTAAGTAATAACTTTATTAGAAAATTCGTTACAGGCGAACCTTATTCAATCGTAGCTGGCCAAAAAAGAGGTGTATTATCAGGTTCAAACTTAGTAGGTTTAGAATATGATTTCTCTCAGGACGATAGGGATTACTTAGAACCATTCGGAATTAATCCGATCGTAAGAAAAAGGAATATTGGATTGGTAATCTTCGGTAACCAAACAGGATATCAAAGAACTAACTCAGCATTTAATAACTTACACGTTAGAGATTTATTAATCACACTTGAAGAGAGTGTAGAAGATATCTTAGCTAACTATGTGTTTGACTTCAATGAAGATTCAATTAGACTTGAAATTAAGACTATAGTAGACAACTACTTATCAGGCGTTAAAAACGTAGGTGGTATTTACAACTTCTTGAGTATTATGGATTCTTCGAACAATACTCCAGCTATTATCGACCAAAACATCGGTATTATTGATATCATTATCGAACCAGCTAGAGGTATCCACAAGTTTATCAACAGAGTAACTGTTGCTAGAACAGGCGGTATTGCTTCAGGAGGATTCATTCAATTTAGTTAATTTGATATAAAAATCCGAAAGGAAATATATAAAATAAAAAATGGCAGGATTACCACATTATACATCTTCTAAGGCAGCGGTTAATAAATTTGAACCGATTTTTACTAATCAGTTCGAGGTATTGATCACTCCGCCTACTGCTGTAGTTCCCCCACAGGGAAGTCCTAATAACGGGAACATACTTTTAGAGCATGTGAAGAGTATAGAGGGATTAGCAGTTGATCAAAACCCTGGTGAGATCACTCAACAGTATAAGAATGCTAAAAGATATTATGCAGGAGCAAGACCACAAAGAACCGGTCTTGATCTTACTATAAATTTTGAAGTTAACTTAGATGAAAACAATTCGATGTATGTTTTCAAAACTATGAGACAATGGGCAGATTTAATCTACAACCCATTAACAGGAGCATTGGGTCTTAAAAAAGACTATACTGGAAATATACTTATCAGTGTATTTAATAAAGCAGGCGACGTACACAGAAGAATAAGTTGCAAAGATTGCTTTATTATGACCCCATTATCACAAATGGATTTAAACTACACCAATACTAACTTGTTTGCTTTAAGAGTTACATGGGCAGTTGATTATTTCGATGACGTATTTATATAAAAATAAAAAATGGCAGGATTACCACATTTTACTAGTGCAAAAGCGGCAGTAAGCCTTTACGAACCGGTATATTTAAACCAGTTCGAGGTTATTATTCAGCCACCTGCTGCGGTTTCTAACCCAGCTGGTACTGCGGGAAGAACCTTAATGGTAGAGAATGTAACACAGATTGGCGGATTAGCAGTGGATAAAACTCCAGCACCAGTAATGCAAAACTATAAATTTGCAGGAAGAAGATACGCAGGTGCAGCAGTTGATGATACTGGTGTTAAGATCACAGTTAACTTTCAAACAAATTTAGACGATAATAACTCTAATTATGTCCACAAGACACTTAGACAATGGAGTGATTTAGTTTATAACCCATTAACGGGTGCTATGGGAATTAAATCTAACTATGCTGGCGGAACATACATTCTAATTAGCATATTTAATAAACAAGGAGATGTTTTTAGAAGAATGAAATTCTTAAATTGCTTTCCGACTAAAGCTATAGATCCTATGCCACTTACATATGACAATGGAGCAAATATGTACACGATTGCTGCTGAATTTAGAGCAGATTATTTTGAAGATGTGTTCAATTAAGAATTACTTAAAATGATATATAAAAGGCTTATCCTACCGATAAGCCTTTTTATTTGCACATCATTTTAAAAAGGAATAGAACTCCAACATGGACGACCCCGGTGATAGAAAAAACAATCAAAAAATACAAAGAAAAAGAAAAAAGACTAGTCTTTTACAAAGATACGTCCCTAATGTTAGCTATGTTCTTTCTCCCATTTGGCTACGACGCATTGTTCAAGTTAATAATGGACATGAGTGGTTCATATTGGGTAGCAGATATTGTTTTTTATTCAATTTCAGGTTGCTTCTGGTTGTCGTATATCTTACTTACGAAACGTTTAAGTAGAAAATAGGATAAAACCCTTGCATTTTCTGAATTATATTTTGTCTTAGATACTAAAAGAGTATAGATAGATAAAATATAAAATAGCTTCATGGAAGATAATTTAGACGAGATAGCTTTAAAGCATTTGTCACAAAAAGAAAGCGAAAGCGGATTAGAGTATGACAATATCCCAGAAATTCAAGAACCCCCTAAATCTTTAGGTAAAGCTTCATTTGTCCAAGAGATCGAAGAAACAGCATTAGGAATGGAATCTCCATGGAAAAAGATTCCGTTTACAAATTTACCCTCAGAAGGGTTTGGCTATCCTCCGGAAACTGAAATAACAATCAGATCAGCAGAGGTAGGAGAAATTCGTCATTTTTCAACAATAGATGAAAACGATCCTATTGATATAGATGATAAAATAAATCATATAATTTCTAAATGCTGTGTAATTAGATGGAAGGAAGGCGTTTTAAATTACATGGACATTTATCAAGAAGATAGATTCTATATCTTTATGTCTGTCAGGGATTTGACATTTGTCAAAGGAGAGAACCGAATTTACATCCCTGTTCAAAAAACTTGCGATAAAGATGAGTGTCCTATTCCGAGCGATATAGAATTGACATCTGCTATACTTTCTAATTTTAAGCTGGATCTAAAATTAAAGAAATATTATGACCATGAAAATGGATTCTTTCAATTGGTTCCAAAAAACGGGGATCCTGCAATTCAATTATTCATTCCTACAATAGGCGTTTCACAAAAAATTAGAAAAATCTTAAGAGATAAAGTGAATAGTGGAAAAAAGTATGACGAATCTTTTGCTAGCATGTCTCCCTTTATAATTCCAAATTGGAGGGATCTGTCAGAATCAGCATACGATGAATACGAAAGAATCTCCAAAGGATGGACATACACACAATTTGTATTAGCAGATACTATATCCAAACAAATAACTTTCGCAACTAAGAACACACTATCAGTTCAGTGTTCAAAATGCAGTGCTGAGGTCACTGCACCTATCCGATTTCGCGGCGGAATCAGATCCCTTTACATTGTTTCAGATATCTTTGGACAATTACTTTGATATAAAGTATAAATTTTCAAAGGACTTTAATATCAGCTTTAGTGAGCTTGAGAAGATGCCATATTTTGAATTTCAGATAATTCTAGATAAGATCAACGAGGCTATTGAAGAAAAGAATCAGAAAATAGTTCAGGAAAAAGACGGCATGGTACCTTTATTTAATTTAGGTAAGTAATAATCCTATCAATATATAGGGTAAATAAATTCCAAATTGGCAGAAGAGCAATTACCAGATTTAAGCACAGACACTAAAAGGGTTGAACACTTCAATAAAAAGGTTGAAGAGTTTAGGAAAGAGAGCTCAGATGTTGCAGAGGCTCCTAAGCAAGCATTTGATATGGCAAGGCAGTATGCCCAACAACAGGTGTTTCCCCCGTTTGGGTTTATAGCATTTCCTGAAGATTCTAAGAAACACACACCGGATGAGATGGGGATCGGTATAGCTGCGGGAAGAGTGTTATTTGGGGCTGCTAGATTCTTAGATGGTTTAAAAAAAGATTCCCCTGAAAATTTAATACAAAAGGGGATAGACACTTATAGAGGATTTGATGATTCTACTGCAGTGAATGAATTAACAGGAGCCACCAGAATGTCTTTTGCAACAGTTAAAGACGGTTTACAAGAAATAAAATCAGCAATTAGCGCTGATGATAAAGAAGCAGAAGATCCATTCGAAAAAAACCCGATCCTTAGCAAGTTAAACCCTGATGATATAGAAAATTTACTGGACTCTACGGTACTTAAATTCATCAAAGAATTAGGTTTAAAAAGAGCAGATGAAGCTAGTGATAAACCAATATTAGATAAAGGTGAGGTATCATTCACAAAGGCAAAAGAACTTGCAGCTAAGACAAATCCGATTGCACCAACAAATATAGAGGCTTCAAAGTTAAACACAAAAGATGACCCTGAGTATATGGCTAGATTAGAAAAAGCCAAAAAGGAAGATGCTTTGATGGATTCTCTTGATACAAATAAAGCAGGAGCTAAAATTTCTCCTCGCGAGGGGAAAAAAACAGAGGCTAAGCCGGAGGGGATTAGAGCAACCGAAACCCCTGTTAATACACCTCCCGTAGCTCCAACAACCATAGAGAAAGCACAAAATGAATTAGTAGCACTTAGCTCAAACGTAACTAGTAACGTAACTAATAATACAACTAGTAATGCAATCTCTGTTACACAAGATCCTGATGCAAAACCTAAACCTATATTAAAATCAGAAACACAGGTAAAACAGGAAGCACCAAAGCCAATAGTTACAAAACAAGATGCAACACCGGCGTCAACCAATCCTCCAATTGAAGCAAAGAGTGCGGGGACTGCTCCTGTTGGATTGGGAAATAAGAGCTCTGTTTCCGACGACGAAACCCCACTCCTAAAAATGCTAGGAGAAAGCATGGGGATGTCCGCAGATGATATAGCTAAGATGTTTGCGGGTAAAGAAGACAACTTACAAAAGGGATTAGATCTTACATTTGGTTCTGAAGCAGAGGCAACAGGAATAAAATCAGATCAGCCAGAAAATCCTGCTAAGTTTTTACCCGATGAACCTAAATCAACGATAGTTGAAAAAGCATCAAATGCTACAGTAGGACAAGCACAAAAAGTAGCTCAGCAAGCAACTGCTATTTCTACTGCCACAAAAACATCAGAACCTGTTAAGATTGCAGAGGCTGCACCTACACCAAAACAAGAGCCTACACCAGAGCCTACACCCGAACCAACACCTCCAGCCCCTGTTCAACCAGAGCAGACTAATACGGAATCTACGGGGACAGAATCTAAGGAATCCCCGTCACTCGAAACAAAAACTCCAGAGGATAGTACAAATAAAGAGGCAGGTCCAAGTAATGATGATCTATTGAAAGTTATGAAGGAAATATTAAAAACTCTTCAAGGTCCGTTAATAGTTACCGAGAGTACGCCTAAGTACTCATAGATACATTTTTTATTACGAAACTTTTTAACTATATTTGTATAGTATACTTAAAAAAAGATGTCAGAGAGTAAAAAAACCTATATTGTATCAAAAGATCTTATTGAAAAGATCGTTGATTTTTTAGAAAACCCGTTCGATAACACAAAAGAATCTATAGAGATTCTTAAAAGCAAAGATTCTTTTACTGAAGATGAGATCAACAAAATAGTTGCTCTGTTAGGTAAATTTCCTGCTTATTCTGTATACCCAATAATTGATTTATTTAAAGGAAATTTAAAAGTAGAAGAAATTGACCATCAACAAGAATAACTACAAAGAACACACAGAAAAAGATTGTCAGGATCTAAAACAATTTAAATTAGATACTGTATATCTAAAAATGGCTCAAGTGTGGGCATCTAACTCGCATTGCAAAAGAAGCCAGGTTGGATGTTTGGTGGTAAAAGATAAAACAATTATTTCCGATGGATATAACGGAACTCCAACAGGATTTCCTAATATTTGCGAAGATGAAGATAATCAAACACTATCTTCTGTTCTTCATGCAGAAGCTAATGCTATAACAAAACTGGCAATGAATACAGTTACCTCAAACGGAAGTACAATGTACGTTACGCTATCGCCATGTTTTGATTGTTCGAAACTTATCATTCAATCCGGGATTAAAAGAATAGTCTTTTCTGAATTGTACAGAAAGATAGATTCTTTAGATTTGCTTAACCAGGCAGGTATTGAAATAATTTATATTAACTTACAACCCTAAACCCAACACGAGATGGCAAAAAGCATTCAAGACTTAGCAGAAAAATTTTTAGAAACAACTTTAGAGAAAGATTTTAAATATCTCTATGATCGAATTAAGCCTGGTTTATTAAATCATTGTAAATCTATTCTTATAGACGAAGAAATTGCTCAGGATGCAGTTTCAAAAACATTTGAAAAGATTTGGGTAAAGGTTGCTCAGTATGATCCAGCAAGGGGGAATTTTTCGACTTGGGCTTATAACATAGCTAGAAATGAATCCCTTCTTATAAAAAAGAATTCCAAAAAATTTACTCCTTTGGTTTATGAATCAGTTGAACTGGAGGGGAGAGATTATGACGAATTCATTCCACTGTCAGACATTACGCCTGAAAGTATTTTTTCAGAGCCTGAATGGGAAATAAATAATAAAGAAGGTGGATTCGATGATTTATATGAAGTTGTATTGGAAAAGATGGAGCATCTACCAGCAATTTATAAAGATATCTTAATGGACAGAGAAATTCACAAAATGAAGTATCAGGAAATTGCTGATAAATATAGTATGAAAAAAAGAGCAATAGCTACAAGGATCAGAAGAGCAAGAATTAAGATAAGAGAAATGTTCCCGGGTATTAAATTAAATTTTATTGACTAATATGAAATCACTATTCTTTAGCATCTTTAAAATATTTGGCGTCATTAAGGACATCAAAAATTACATCTTTCTTAGAAAAATAATCAAGGACCAAATGATGGATTCTCCTCTTTGGGTTAAGAATAATCTAAGGGTTGATTGGATAGGAAGAATCTATACTGTAGTAAATCTTCCTCCTGAAGTAACAATGGCTCCTGATCTTCCAAAAGAACTCTGGCCTGCTTATTTAATAGATCAATCCAAAGGGTTGAACGAATATTTAACTTCATTAAATTTACATGAGATTATAATTCCGGAATATAAAGAAATTCCGGATTCAACATCTTATCTTCTAGTTTACTATCCTTATTTTAGATCGTTTACAAAATGGTGGATCTATACAAGGATAATTTTCTGGACATCCGTTGTATTAATACAACACTACACCCACTGGTTCTCTAACACGTATCAGTGGATAATATCACATTTTTAGAATTTGCAAAACTCAAAAATTGAAAGAAAAAGCTACTCGTGGGGAAGAGCTTACGAAGTTACGAGGGATAGTCATCCCAAGCTTATTTTACCTTCCGTTACAACTGTTTTAAAGCTCGTCACTGAACCAAAATTCAAGCACTTAAGAGAAAAGTTCGGGGAAACAAGATGGCAAAAAATACTTGACGATGCATCATATAGAGGAACTGTAATGCACAGTATGCTAGAAAATTTTCTGCTAGAATTCTCCACATCAAGATCCATAGAAAAGTGCTTACAAATAGCACAAGCTACATCAAAAGACATAGAAGATAAAGAACCGCATAACTCAGGACTAATTAAAAAAGGCAGAGATTTATTTTGGAATTTCTATCACGAGAATTTCTGGGAGAATATTAAAACAGTGTTACATAATGAGCTTTTTCTTTGGAGTGATTTTAAAGGAGGCTGGGCAGGAGCAACCGATTTTATATTTGAAGACTATTTTGAAAATCACGTAGTTATAGATTTTAAATCCTCATCATCACCAAAGGACGAAGATTCTGTTCTATCGTATAAAATGCAAATATCTGCTTACATGTTTGCTTATGCAGAAAGATCAGGTGTTATACCCGATAGGGGAGAAATATGGATAGCAAATGAGAAAGATTCTAAGTTGCAAAGATTCATAGTAACAAAGGACGAGTTTAAAATATACCTCAGACAATTTCTAGATTTACTTGCAGAATTTCAAAAAATACACGGGATTTAACGAAACTTAACCCCCATAGAAACTAAAATATAAATAAAATTAAAAACATGTCAGAAGAAGTTTTACAAGAAGTAGTTATTGACGAAGCTAAAGTTGCTGCGTCCCAAAAAGCATTGGATGCTAAAATGGCAGAACTTTCTAATAAAGTTTATGCAGTTTCGATGAACGCGGCATCATTGGAGGTATATTTCCAGGTAATTGAATCTATCAAATGGAAGGGTAAAGAAGGTTTAGGAATTTTAGAAATCACTAAGAAATTGAGCGAGGTAAAGGATAAGGGGATTTCAAATGATGCTATCTTTTTAAATGCTCTTACGATTGAAGCGAGTCATTATTTTTTAAACAGATATGAATCACAGGGAAGTAATAATGCAGAAGGATTTATTGATCTATTTAAAAAAATAGAGCAAGCTTTATCAGCGGTTTCGCAAGACAATAAAGATTTAGAGGATCTTAATAAGGATTTAGCAGCTGCCCAACAAGGATTAGAAGCTGTATAATTAGACTTTTTTTACAGTTTTGCCCATATATAGGCCTACTTTATTAAGTGGGCCTTTTTCTTGTGGATATATAAGGTTTAAGAATATAATAAAAGAATGAAAGAGAATAAGATTTTCCCATGGTTGGTTGCACTGGCTGCTGCTAGTATTTCTTTCTCTGCTGCTTTCTATTCAATTTTTGGTATAGGTAAGATGTTTGCAGGGGCTGCGACTAACGTTATGATAATGGCAACCAGCTTAGAATTTGCTAAATTGGTGATTGCATCATTTCTATATAGATTTTGGAATGATGTAAATAAGAGTTTAAGAGCATATTTAACAATTGCTTGTTTTGTTTTAATATTAATCACATCAGCAGGTATTTATGGATTTTTATCTTCAGCTTATCAAGATACTGCAAATAAAGTAGAGAATTCAGACAAAAGCACCTTAGTAATAACTAAAAGAAAGGATATGCTGCAGAAGCAGCTGGATCAGGCAGAGAAGCAATTAGAATCTAAGAGTAATAGACAGAATACACTATCAGATATGAGAAACAGACAGCAGACAAATGCTGATAATCTTATATCTAACAATAAATCTGCATCTTCGGTTAGAACTCAGATGAATCAATTAAGTAAGGAGAGTGGTTTGTTAGATAATGATATTAGGGTTTTACAGGACTCTATAGCTTCAAAAACCCAACAAATATCATCTTTAGATAATGAAGTATTAGCAATATCAACAGATTCCGATCTGGCAAATGAAATAGGTCCATTAAAATACATAGCTAAATTAACAGGTAAAACCTTAGACGAGGTAGTAAACTGGTTTATAATCGCATTAATGCTCGTATTTGATCCATTAGCTATTGCCCTTGTTGTTGCAGCAAACTTTGTATTCTCCTATATAGGAGGAAAGAAAAAAGAAGCTGATGATTTTGAGGAATGGAAAAAAGAAAAAGCAGAAGAAGCTGCTAGATTGATAGCTGAAGAAGAAGCTAGATTAATAGCTGAAGAAGAGGCAAGAATAAAAGCTGAGGAAGAAGAAGCTGCTAGATTGATAGCTGAGGAAGAAGCAAGACTAATAGCTGAAGAGGAAGCAAGAATAAAAGCAGAGGAAGAAGAAGCTGCTAGATTGATAGCTGAGGAAGAAGCAAGACTAATAGCTGAAGAGGAAGCAAGATTATTAGCTGAAGAACAAGCAAGATTATTAGCTGACATAAAAGCTGCTAGATTACTTGCTGAAGAAGAAGCAAAAAGAGAAGCAGAATGGGAGGAAATCATATCATTCTCTCCGGAAGAAGAGAATGCTTCTAAAAATTTCATTATTGGAGATACCCCGGTTAAACCTATAGAGGAATTTGTAGAAGAAACCGAATATTTCGTAGATTCTTACATAGAGAATGAATCTGAATATATTGCAGAGGATACATTCATCCCAGATGCTGAAACGGAGGCACCAGAAGAAGAAAAGGAAGAAGAAGATGGTGAATTTGGTGGTTATAAACTAGGAAACGTTTACGAAAAAAAATCGACCAACATAAAGGATTACGATAATATGAAAGATGTTCCTAGAGCCATCTTAGTAACTAAGGGTGATCCAACAAGACTATAAAAAAGAGAAATGCCAAATATACTATCAACGGATCCAAGGGATATTAAACATTTAGATTGCAGCCCAGAAAAACAAAAAAAAATTGTTTTTGAAGGATCATCATTAAAAATTTTGATGGGTTCTCAGGTTTTAGACACTGTCGATATGTCTTCATTATTTCATCCTGCATCAATAAACGGCGGAAATTTTAAAAAAAGAATTTACATACCCTCTGATGGATCTTATAATTTATACGGGGGAAATATAGCACAGGATCAAGGTGAAGTTTCTTTGATTGTAATAAGGGTTAAGTATGATAGGAGTATTCCTGAGGGAGATAGAGTAATATATTGGGAATATAAAGGAAATATATTTCCTTGTAACAATCTAATGTTCTTAACTGGTAAAACTTTAGATTCAAATCCTCATAAAGGGTGGGACTTGGAGCCATATGAAGCTGATGTTTCTCCAGCACCCGTTTTTTCTCCATCATTAGATCCTCAGCCAACATCTCCTGATTTATCTTTAGGAGGAATTAAAATAAGTAACCCAACATTAAAAGAGGTTGAATTGGAAATATTAGTAATGAATTAATGGCAAAAGCACCACTTATATGTCAAGCAGATCTAGCAAATACACTTATTCAAGGAGGGCATTTTGACAGATGTACTTTTACTGTGACTAAGGATTCATCAGTGATGAATTCTTTTAGTTTTTGCGATTATTCATTGGATATAGATGACTTTTTTTCACAAAATGTAACACTGACTGGTGGAAGAGCATTTCTTCTTGATGATGCAGGTCTTGGTAATTCTTTTGGAGAGGTTAAATTCCTACTCATTAGTGCTAAGTATTCTTCATCATTCACCAGTGATAGCAACAAGTACATCCATTTAATTTATGAAGGAAAAACATACCCAATAGGAGCACTTCATATTTGGACTGGACAACCAGGGGAAAGTGCAGGATCTGGTATAACTTTAAATCCTAACGGCTCTGGACTAACAAGTCCACAATTTACTGAAGGTGGAATAGTTTTATATAATCCTCATGCAGGATCAGTAGATTTAAAAATAGTAATAGCATCAGGAGGACCAATTCTTTCCGCTGGTAGTGCATCATCAGGAACAAGCGGAACATCAGGAAGTACCTCCGGATCATCTGGATCAGCTGGATCATCAGGATCATCAGGAGCTAACAGATTATATTACGGAACTAGCGGAACGATAATAACAATACAAACATAAGAAAGAATAATGTCCTATCCTAATATAATATTAACCACAGATCCTAATCTATCTTTTGCGCAATATGATTTTATTCAGATTGTTCATGATGAAAATAATTATATTGAAGCTAGGGTAATAAGTTATAATACTTCAACTGGTGAATTGATAGCAAATCCTATTCATCATCACGGATCAGGAAGCTTTAATGACTGGAAAATCACGCTAGCGGGAGAACCAGGAACTGGAACTAGTGGTCAAGCAGGAGCATCGGGAACTTCTGGAACAAGTGGTACAGATGGTACTTCAGGAACTTCAGGCACAGATGGTACTTCTGGAACAAGTGGTACAGACGGTACTTCAGGAACGAGTGGAACAGACGGAACCTCAGGTACAGACGGTACTTCAGGAACAAGTGGTACAGACGGTACTTCAGGAACTTCAGGAACAAGTAATCTTCTTGCCTCTACAGAATGGAATATTGAAAGCGAATATCAAATCAGTAGCAACGAGCAACTTACATTCTCTGGGGACTATGTTCTTGAAGATTCCAATTTATATATAGAAGGCAGTGACGAACAAGTAGAATATTCAGCGAATAAATTTTTTAAAAAAACTGGTAAAATTTTCATCGGAGGTAATTTATTGCTTAAGAATTCACAGATAGAAAACGACGGAGAAATAAGTGTTGGAGGTGAAGTTATATTAACAGGTAATTCACAAATAATAGGAACAGGAACAATAATATAAAAAGATATGCAATACATTCAATTACAGGGTCAAAATCCCTCAGAAATGGATACCCCGATAGATGGTAGTTATAATTTATTCTTAGATGGCCTGGATGGTACTATTAAACTAAAAAACGATACAGGAGAATTTTACGGGGTTGGTAACGGATTGGTAGAAATAACTTATGCGGCACTCAGAACTTTACAGACTAATGCTTCAATCATTCCGGGAACTTATTATAAGATTACCAATTTTAGAACATGCTATGACCAACCAGATTTTGATTACAATGGTAATGCAATTACAACTGGTAATTATAAACAAGGAAGCATTTCTCCTATAATCGTATTTGGAATAGACCCAGAAAATATTTCTCATTTGGCATATCAACCAGAACATCCACAAGATATAATTCACTATGATCTATCTTTTTCAGTTACTGAGGTAACTGAGGGAGCAGCATTTGGCAGAATAACGTATAGAAAGGATAATTCTCAGGGAAACTCCTTCGATTATGATTTTAGAGAGGTTCTCTTCAAAAGATATGATGCATATTTTTCCGAAGGTGTTTACGACGGAACAGTTTCTCTTGATTTTTCAATATTGGGTGTTAACTTTGGTGATGTAACAGGAGTTAATACTACTTTTACAAATTTTAGTACAGGACAAATTATTGGGGTTTTGAACATATCCAATAATCCCATCGTATCTTATTATGAAATTGTATCAATAGCAGATAATACCAATATGGTCGTTACTGGAAATGTAATTACCACTATTAACAATACTCGTTTAGTTGATGCGAACTTAATAACATTAATGTCTTGGAAACCCAATAATATTATTTCCAATACAAATTCCGATGAATTTTTAACTTTTGTAAATTACTCAGAATGCTTTAATAATACCTGCGAAAATACAGTTGCAGCCACCCTATGGGAAGAAGCAAACCCGTTTTTATTATCAAATAATGTGTTTAGAGATGGTGAGTACATAGATAATTCGTTTGGGAGCAATTTTATAAATAACACATTTAATGATGATTGTAATGCTAATACAATCAGGGGTTATTTTTCAAATAATATTATCACTAACGATTTTGATCGTAATACAATCAATGGTGATTTTTCCAATAACGTAATTGATTGTGATTTTCAAAATAACCTAATTATGGAAAGTTTTTCTAACAATAATTTAGGAGATGACGATGGTATTGATTTTAATGACAATATTATCAATGGCCAATTTTACAACAACTTCTTTACCGGCTGGAGTGATTTCGATTATAACACACTTAAAGAGACCTTCCGTGAAAATATTATACTTAGATCGTTTAGAAAAAATACTATTGTTAACTGTTATGATAATACCTTTGGGGGAGATTTTGAACGCAATACAATAGGTGATAATTTCAATTCGAACGTCATTTATCACGACGTTTACGATAATATTATTGGGTCAGAATTCAATGAAAATACATTAGGAACATTCGATTTTGGTTCATCTTTTGAGAATAATCATATAGATGAGGGCTTTAAGGGAAATTTAATATCAGGTGGGTTTGACCTCAATAAAATTGGTTATGGATTTGTAGCAAATGAAATTGGAAGGGAATTTAATCGAAATAACATCGGGAATTTCTTTTATGTAAATGATATAGGAGAAGAGTTTCAAGATAATTTTATATTAAATAATTGCTATTCGAATGTAATAGGAGATGGGTTTAGAGGCAATCAAATTGGAAACGATTTTTATGATAACAATATTTCTCATAATTTCGGTTTTGGCGGTAGTGATTATAGAGGTAATGTAATTGGAAACGGTTTTAATAACAATACGGTTGGAGAATATTTCTATGATAATACCATTAGAGATAGATTTGAATATAACACAGTAGCTGACAATTTTCAACGTAACAGGGTAGAAACAGAATTAAATGGAATAGATTTTACTGCATTTGTAGGAAGAATTTCCGCTGTGACTTTCGCACCAACAGGAGCAACGGGCGGAGTTTATGCGGGTTTAACTGGGGCAGCATCAGGCAGTGGTGTAAATGCATCATTTACAGTCAATGTTGTCGGGGGTTTTGTTGATACCGTTGATATTACGCAAGTTGGAAAATTATATTTAATTAATGATACCGTAACAATATCATCTTACTTCTTTGGTGGTGATACTGATTTAGTTTTAACGGTGAGTGGTTTATACGATACCCCAATTGTTTACGAGTATTATAACAAAACAATTCAAAGAGGATTTAATGAAACACCTTTAATAACTGCATTAAATAATAGCGGTGGCTGGTACATATCACCCTACATCAATCAGCCAATAATAGAAGATTAATAAAACGAAAGAACAATGAGAATATGCATATTATGCGAGGAATCAAAAGTCCAGCAAGCAAGAGAAAAAATGAAAAATGATAGCATCTTGAAAATAGATCTATCACCGACAGGAGAATTACCTGCAACCCACAAATTATGTGTCATGGCAGTTACAGAAGAAAAAGCTAAACAAATGATGGACTCTGCTGAGTTAACTACTATAGAAGCAATGAATCCTAAAGAATTTTTAGCAAAACATAATTTGAAAAAAATCGGAAAAGGAATTGGATTCGAATAATTATAAGATAAAAAGGGGATTTATTACACCATCAGAGTCTAGCCAAATAATAAATTGGATAGACTCAATTCATCATGCAGGTAATGGTGCTAATCATCATCTTTCTGAATTGTCAAAAGAACTAAAAGGTAAAACCTACATGTTTGATATTTCGGATACACCTTTTACAAATTATATTACAAAATTCCAATCTGTCTCAGACGTTTCAAAAGAGAAGCTACCAGATCTTATTCATGACATTGTTGATAGAATTGCAAAACAGTTTAACTTTCCCAAAGATCATGTCTTCTTACAAGCAGTAGACATGAATAGTGGCGGTAAGATAAATCCTCACTACGATGCGGCAGTTGATGGACACGTTAATTATAAATGTAACATTAGTGTTTTATCAGAAGATTATGAATTGTTTTTAGATAAAGATGTTATACAAATCAATCAAGGAGATTTATATGGATTTGAAGCATCGTTGTACAAACACTGGACAAACGAATTCAAATCAAGAAGGATCTTTCTAAGTTTTGGGTTTATCTTACCATACGATGTGGTAGGTAGAAAAGAGACAGACGTAAGAGTTCGATTAAGTAAAAGAATTGAAAGGTATTTCCAGAAAACAATAGAAACCACGCAAAATGTTTGAAAGTAAATTAAATAGGGGAAGAGCAAACGGTTACGCTCCATTAGATGCTGAAGGTAAAGTTCCTTTGGATAAAACCTACGTAGGTGCTAATGGAACGTCTGGAACCTCTGGAGCATCAGGCACATCAGGCACATCTGGTGAATCCGGTACTAGTGGTACTTCAGGTTCAGACGGAACCTCAGGAAGCGATGGAACTTCCGGTACTAGTGGCATAGATGGTACGAGCGGAACAAACGGTTCAAGCGGTACATCAGGAGCTACTGGA